GATTTTCGAATCCAGGCGATCGACCTGATCCGGGTTGGTCCCGGGTTTGGCGGTCAGCAGGAAGTCCGGCCGGGCATTGTTTTCGAAGAACGATATGTCGGCCGTGCGCTTCGAATGCAGTACATGGATCGCCGACCAAGCGGCCTCGAACTTGCCCAGTCCGTAAATCAGATCGCGCGGGTTGGTGTACTTGAAGTGCACAACCTCGTCCGGTTCGAAGCGTTGACGGTTTGAACCCTGAGATCCGTAGACATAACCCTCGACCAGTTCATTGGTATCCGGTTCGGCCACCAGCACGCGCACCCAATGGGGCAGCATCGGCCAGAGTTCGACCGGTTGCGGGTGGCCAAGCACCTGGCCCATGATCGGGTGCATGTAGAAGTTCCCGGTAATCTCCTGCGACAGGAAGCGCAGCACCGCGAATTGGTACCCGTCCATCTCGGAATTGACCTTACGGAACAACTGCAGAAGCGGATGATCCGTAACCTCTTCGAAGTCTTCGCCGAACGCCATGACCTTGCGCTGGACCGCCATCGACGGCTTGTGCGCAAATTGGCCCTTGAGATAGCGGCGCGTATGCGGATCGACCTTCTGTGTCGGATGGCAGAACTCCATTGGGTCGCCGTTGGCGCGCTTGAGAAACGGATGCACCGACTGGCCCTTGGTCGTGCGGGTCGTTCGGACAAACAGTCGCATCGCCACGCTCGCGGCGGTCCGCGCGTTACCCATCGCCGCGGCGTAGGCCCACGATTGAGCCTGCACCATGAAGGCGTGGTAATCGGCCGGCCATGGCTTGCCGTAGATCGAATGCGGACCACCGTCGATGATCCGAACCGTTGACTCGAGGAACTTCTCGGGCTCGGTCTGGGCCTTGACGCGCGCGGCCACGACGTTGCTGTGACGTAGTTTTGTAAGGAACCCCATTTACTCAGCCCTTTTCAAGCTTACGGGTTAAGAAGATTGCACAGCCCCCCAGGACGATGGCCGACAAGATGAACCAGCCGCCACTGATCGGCACCAGGCACTCGGCGAAAGTCAGCGGGACGAAGAACGACCAGACCAGCGCGGCCCCCAACGCGATCATGCCGAGCAGAAAGCTCAGGGCCAGGCCGGTCTGTAAAGCGGTTTTGATGTTGGGGTCCAGGTGTTTGAGCATTGGCTAGTTTTCGCCTCCTGATTTCATTGACTTCCGTATCCGCTGGTTCTCCATAAGCTCAGCTAATTGCTCGGTCGAGGCCGCCATGAATGTCACGCTTACTGCGCCGATCTGTTCGGTTATCGCTACTGTGATGTTGGTCGCCGGCAATGCGTACTCCATCGGTTTGTCCGGCAGCAACATGGGATTGCCGCTTCCCTGTGCTAGCAGGTTCCATCTAACCCCAAACGGGCATGATGGATGGTGGCCATGTCCGTTTGGGTAACTCACGACAGGCCAATCACAGGTGCAATCGGTTGGCTTTACCTCGTTAGGCGCGGATCGGTCGGTGATATTTTCTTTTTCTATTGGTGAACCCCAGCCCATCAGTTCCCTCCCCATTCATGCTGACCCGCCGACCAGTCCTCTTCGTACTCGTCGAACGGGTCGTGGTCTGAATCGTCCAGGTCCTGGCCGAGTACGCGGGCGTCGATCGCGGTGGTCGCGTCCAACTGCATCACGATGTAGCGCATCTCGTCCATGCCGTGGTCGTCCGTCTTGACTGGCTCTTCCTTGATCGGCTTTCCCTCGACTGACTTTCTCCAGATGTAGCTATCGAATTCCTCGGCAAGGCAGATCGGCTTATGAGCCTCGCGCAGTTTCTCATCCACTTCAACCAGGCAGTCCCTGAAGATGTAGAGCCGAGCCTTGCCGTCGTCTTGGATCTTGAGCCGGTCGGTCACCGCGTCGATTCCAGGCCTGACCGCCTTCTTGGCCGATGACGTGCCTATACCCGCTCGGTCCAGGGTCGCCCGGTCCTCCGCGTCATGGTCGGCTACGGTGTCTTCGAATCGCTCATCGCCACTTAAGTCCTTGATCTGGATAGCATGGTCAGCCACGATGCGCTTGGTGTGGTAAATCTCGCGATAACGATAGAGTCGCCCATCCGGGTCCATCGCCCACCAGCCGCATACGAACGGATTGGTGTACCCGAAGTCGATGCACCGATACCGCTCCCAGTCGTCTGGAATCGGGAAGGCGTCAATCAGATGTACAGCCGGATCCCAGTTCTCATACACCACGCCTTCAGATGTTGCCCAGCGCCCGAACCGCAATCGCTCACGGCGCGGACCGGTCAGGGCGTCCAGCTTGCCGATGTAATTAACGCCCGCGGCAGTCCACTTGCCGTTGCGATACAGGACCGGGTTGTCCTCATGGCGGGATAGCAGCCTGGCCATCTTGGAATCATTAGCCCGGCGGTTCAGCCAGTGGGTGGTGGCGCCGGGATTGCAGTCGGCCACGATCTGTTGCCACGGGATAACACCATTCCGGAGCCGTGTGGTCAGTTTTTCAAAGTCGCCCTCGGCTATCTCGGTGGCCTCAAAGACGCATATCAGATCGAACTCGGTGGACATGATCTTGGCCGATTGGTCGCGGCCGTTCGATTTCATGCCCGCCACCACGATCTCGCTGCGGTTGGGGAACACGTAGGCCTGCCGCCCGTTTCGCTTGGGACCGACGAGGCACGGATGCTGGGCGGGCACCACCTTCTCTTCCCAGGTGACCAGCACCGATTCGGTCATCGACTCGCGCGTCTGCCTGATGAACAGGATGCGGCAGCCGTCATACTCACAGGCCAAGGCAAAGGCGTACTCACACAGCGCGCGGGTCTTGCCCGTACCGGCCGGACCCTCGAGCAGGACCTGTTCATCGCGGGCACGCCATAGCTCGCGGGCAGCGCCGTAAGGGCGGTACACGTTGTCTTGAGCGGTGGGCGGGGTGTCGAGGGTGGTAATCGGCATTGTTCTTTTATGGTGCCAGCCATGGCAGTGCCGGCGCGGCGTAGACCTCTCCGCTACATCTGAGCTTCATAGGATTTGACCCCAAGTATCGCCCTTGCGTTACCGAGGTAACGTGCCGCTTGTGTGATGATCCTTTAGATAATTGCTTTAATTGCCCTCTTGCATCCTCTTCGTCTGCTGCACGGAATGTCCAATGAAACACGGCCCCCTTGCCATCCAGTTTGTAGCCCACTGTGTATTCGTACACTTTGACTTGAGTCATTTGCCGTTACTCCCATTCCCGTTCGATTTGGCGGTGTTGCGGATGTCGTTCAGGCAGTCGGGGGGCAGGACTTTCATGGGGAGGAACTCGACCCGATCAGTCGCGCCGCCACTGTCCAACCGATTCGCCTTATCCTCGAACTCAGCCACATTCAGCCCCAGCTTGGCAATGTCGATCAGGCCCTTTTCGGCGCCGAGCTTTACCCGGTCGTCATGGCTGCCTTCGGCCAGCACCTTGAGACGATCAACTGCTTTCTCGAACGCATCGCCCTTGAGCCATCCCGCGGTGATGGCGCGCACAAGCTGCCGCACGTCGTCGCGGTCGTGGTGTCCGTCGCTAGTTGAAAGTGGCGAGGCGGAGTCCCCCTGACCCCCATCGCCATTTCCATTATATCCGTCGCTGGGCTTGATCATCAGAACATTCCCTTAAACACATCACTGAACGGCCCATCGCCTACTTGATTCCATATATGCTCGCGCTGATTCCCGATAAAAGCTCGGTCATCAAATACGGTCTGCACCCAGTTGCCGAGCCGATCTACCAGATGGCGCAGGCCACCACGTTCAACCACGCTCACGGCGTAGCGGAATGTCTGCGGTTCACGCCCTGGGTATTGCACAATCAATCCTTCGCTTTCCATGCCTGTTCTCCCGCATCTGCCAAACCAAGTGGAAATCACCGGTTTGGCTTAATAAGATCAATCTGTATCCGCTTCTGCGACTTCGGGCTCAAGCTTCGCTACCCGCGCAGCCAGCGCCGCCGTTGCAAGCTCGGCCTTGCCCACTCGCTTCTCCATATCGACTGCCTTGCATTCAAGTTGCGCTATACGCTTTGCAAGTAGTCCCGCGACTTTTTCCCATTTGTCTGCCATGAGTTCGACTCCTAATCCGTATTACTTGGCCGTATATCCAGCACACCAAACGCCACCACATCCTCGTTCCCGCTGGCATCCGTCACGCGCAAATCGAAATAGCCCAACACGCCGCCGAACCCGTCGAGGTCGGTATCGGCCAGTGCCACGATTATTGAAGTCGAATCCGGCGCGGTGATGCCTGCGCCCAGCGTCTTACTAATCGCGGTTTTGCCGTTCAGTGTGGTCACGCCCGGATCATCGGTCACCGTAAAAAGAATCGCCGTGGCAGTAGACGCATCATTACCGCTGTGGGTAAAGTCAAGGTCTCGATCAGTCCCCTCGAAGACTATCAATGTGCCTGCGTTCGTTGCCATCAGTTACATGTGTCCCATGTTGAGGTTACGGCGATGCTGCCCGGGGTATTGCTGTTGGTCAACACATCGCCCGGGGCGTTGCTTGCTGGAACTAGATCACCTGGCCAATTACTGTTCGGCACCAGATCGCCCGGGGCGTTTGAGCCAGCCGCCACATCGCCCACCCAGTTACTGTTGGCCGGCGTGCAGGCCGGGCCCACCGGCGCAGTCTCAATGCCCGCATAGATCCGCAGCGCATGGCGCCGGTCTAGGGAACTGATAGTCCCGTCCGGAACCGCGTGGACCGATCGAAGGGCCGACCGTCGTCTTGTCTCGGTGTTGATCGCTATGACAGTTTCCCTTGCGCGAAGGTGGTTCCATCGTCGGCCATAGTGCCCGTTGCGATGGTAGTCCCGGCATCGTTTAGAATCTTGCGTGCTGTTGCCGTATCCTGCGTGTTGTTCCGCAGCCACATATAAAGCAGCATCAACCCGGTACGCAGGGTCGGAGTCGCCCCTGGCTCACTGGCTAACTCAGCGATAGCAGTATCAAGAGCCCCGTCAACTTCGGTATTTACCTGGGCCTTCATCGTTGTAGACATACCACCCAAGTCTGTGAGGCTCACCCCCGCCGCCCCGATCCGCGCGAAGCTGTCCCCGGTTTGGGCGGTGTGACCGGTCAAAATCGTAACCGTTCCGACCGCATCAGACGCAGGATCGAAGTTGTTTATCTGGGCATCCGGCAGCGCCACCAGCCCCGCCACGTCATCGGAACACCGATAGATCGTCGCGTCATCCGCACGGATGTTGACCGAGTAAGTCGCGATCAAATTGTCCGACCCGTCAACAATAACCGCATCATGCAGACCCGTAATGTTCTGGGTTACATCAGCAGAATACAGGCCGTCCGCATTGGTCTTCTCGGCCGCGGTGTCGCCCCCCGCCCCGTTGGCGATGGTATCACTGCCAAACGGATATAGCTCTAGCTTAAGCGACAGCCCGGTCGGTGCTTTGAATTGGATCGGCGTGGTTGCCATTATCGACTTTGCTCAAGTAGTTTTAGGCCGTAGGCTTCGAATTCGGCGCGCTTTCGCGCGTCCTCTGGTACGCCGGGAAAGTCCAACACAACGCGATCGCGTTCAACCAGTATCGAGGGAAGCTCGGTTAACTGATCCTTAATGCCGAACTGCTCGGCAATGTCGATCGGTGATCTTAAATTCAAATTGTCTCTTGTGACTTCGATTTTCATTGTGCTACCGCCAATCGTATTTGGGCAAGGGAGAAGAAATACTGAGCTGCGTCCGCCCCGTTAATAACCCCAGCACTCAGCCCAACGCCAGCAGTTAAAGTGCCTGTCGGCCCAGTTGAAGCCGTCGCCTTTGTGGTGCCATTGACAAACCATTCAAGATTGCCCGCGCCGTCGTTGGATACCCTTAAAATAGTCGTCTTATCGGCGGTGACTGTGGTAGACAGATCAGTGATTACCTCGGAAGTCCCATAGTGTGCGCCCTTAATGGCGTTGCCTTGGATTTCAAACCCCATGGTCTTCTCCACCAGGTTGGTTGTTGGCGTGCCATCAGAACCGAACCATAGACGCAGTATCCCGTTTGCGGTAGTGTTCAGTTGCGACAGTACAAATACTGCCTCCATAGCCTTACTAAAATTCATTGCGCTATCAGCTTCAGTAGCTGATAGATTTATGAAGCTCTCGTCGAAAAACTTGACCCACCCCGTTGATCCAGCCGTGGTCCCGGTCGCCAAATGGTGGCGACGTTGACCGTTGCCTGTCGATGATCCTGTGCCGCTCGATCCCACTTGGTGATGATTGTCCATGTGGACATCAACCACCTGTATGACTTCATGATCCTTTACGATCGCGATACCATCAGCCAAACCCCCGCCGCCTGCAGGCGTGACAAACGACAGATTACCAGCGCCGTCAGTCTCCATCACCTGATTGGCCGTGCCATCAGTCGTAGGGCCGATCAGCGTTGCGCCGCCGTTTAGGATTCCAGGGACTACGCCCATCATTCACCCCCCGCCAGCACCGCACCGTTTCCGTTCAGAGCAATCTCGTCCTCATGGCGGCGCAGCACATCCACGTAGCCCTTCATGGGATGGCTTGAACCCAAGCCGAGCAGCAACCGCACGACCGTCCCGACAATCGCCGCGCGCCACCACTGAAACTTGTAGCGCCAGCGCAGGCCGGTCCACCACGCGAAGTTGCCACCGACGTGTCGCCCACCGCGAATATTGGATGGCACGAGGCACACCGGATCGGTAAACAGCATGTAGCGATAGGTCTTATGAACAAGCCAGTTGTTGTAAACGTCGCGGTATCGACGATCGCCAGGTCGGGGGGCCCCAAAAGTCACGACTTGATCGACTCGGACACCGCTGCGTTCAAGGAAGCACGCAAAAAGATACGACTCAGCCCCACCCAGACTGTGCCCCGTGACACTGACTTTCCGCCCACCCGCGCGGTCAGCCAGGGCAAACAGTTCGTCTCGCACCTGACACATCGCATCGTGGAAACCCCGGTAGACATGACCCGCGCCGTCGATCGGTTTCCAGCGAAGATCCAGGTCCGCCCGGATGTCCCGCCACTTTCGCTCGGTACCGCGGAACGCAAACACCAGATCGTCCGCGCCCTTGAACACCATGCACTGCGTCTCGTTGCGTTCGATCAGCTTGAGTGACCAACCGTCGTCGATGAACAGCGACTCGGCCGGTTCCAACGGCAGGTAAGCGGCTAAAGCCATGCGTGCGAGGGTTTCGTGTTTCATCGGAATAGCAGTGACAGGATTCGAACCTGCGACATTCGCGTTATGAGCGCGACGAGATAGACCGCTTCTCCACACTGCAATCGTTTAACTTTTCGCCGTGATATAGATCGTGCAGCCGCTTTGAATTCCCTGGGCGGCCTCAACAACATGGACGCGGATCTGCACCAGCGGGTTGCGCTGAGCGAGCTTGACGATCTGGCTGATCAGCTTGGGCTTGAGCTTTTCGAGCGCGAGGCGCAGCTTGTCGTTGCGGATCCGCGCGACCCCGCTGTCGTAGACCTTCTCGATGGCGGCGCGATCAAGATGGGCGACCGCTTCAAGCTCGGCGGCCAGATCCTTGACCTGCTGCGCCTCATCGACGGTGGCCCGGGTCGATACCAGCGCTATGACCGTGCCGGCCTCGGCATAATCGTAGACGGTCAAGGTCGAGCAGCTGGTCAGAATTGAAGTAAAAAGAACCACCGCGCCGAGTAGATTGACGCGATGGTTCTTGTGCGGTGTTGTGTAGCACCGGCGTATTGACATCATGGGCAGGTCTCCCTGCCGGTGCTACACGTCTGAATCGTACAGAGCGCGCGGGATGGATGTCAATGGTTAGGGCGTTTAATCTGATCTTCGGTCAAGAGAAATGATCGAAACATTTGCTTCTCCAATTCGCGGACGCGCCGCATCCACTGGGCGAATTCCAGTGCCTGTTCGCTTGGCTTCAGTTGGATTATCTTCATGTTGCCCTTCTTGTCCATCGCCCGATTATACCTCAATTACCCGTCCGACTCGTCCTCAATCTCCCGTCGCATCCGTGGCGGCTTCAAACCCAGCTTAAATTCGATCTGTGCGATCCGGTCATGATGCCAATCGACGTTGGCGCCTTGTTTATTTACACGCCGCTTCGTGTTGCCATGATCGACCATCAGGCTCGACGTGTCGCGGATGAAGTCCGGCATGGTCTTCTTCTCGTGGATCTCGCGTAAAGCTTGGTCCTCGTTGTTCTTGCTCTTCTTCTTCCCGATCACCAGGTATGCGATCCACGCCGCCAGCGCGATCAGGGCCAGGAGCACCAGCGCCGCGTACTCCGGCGGCAATCCGCCCAGCAGTTGCGTCAGCCAGTCGTCGGGCAGCTTGTCCATGTGAGCATTCTATCACGCGCTATTGGTTCTCCAGCGCGTTAAGTGCGTCCTTTGTCGAGTAGCATTCAGCCACTGGCACAAAAAGGTCACCGTTCTCAATAACGTCAGGCGCGTAGAACATAGCTGTCCAGATGCCGTTGCCAGCCAAATCGAACTCGATCACACTCGATTCCAGATCCTCGCCGCCTTCATGGCAATAAACGGGGTCAAACAACATATCCCTGATACGCTTGCCGTCCTTGGTGGTCGGTCCAAATAGATTCGGCTCATCCATCAGACTTTCTCCATCCTGGTCGGATACCCGCACACCCGGCAGACCTTCGCCACGTACTCATCGTCGCCCCGGTAGATCACGCCTGGAACAGCTATCGGCCGGAGCATCGACATCGAGACGGAAATCAACTGAACATCCGCTTTGACCTGCACCAGAGCCTGCGCCGCGATCTGTGCCGGCACGATGAACCAGCCGCGCTTATCGCCGACATTGATCTGCCATCGGGTTTCGCAGGCGCATTTCATGGCTATCCTTTTTCCCCCAGCCGTCCCCAAATCTGGGCCATGTTCATAACTCGTTGACAATTAACCGCTGAAATGTGGAAACACTTGACTGGGGGTCAAGAGGTCGGAGGTTCAAATCCTCTCGCCCCGATTCGTAAGCCTTGTCAACGCAAGGTTTATGATTTCGCACTGCTTCACCCACTTCTGTCAACCCCCCGTGGTTTACTCTCAACTTTTTCCCCCACGTTTCCCCAAGATTATTATCAACCGTCATACTTCAAAAGGTATTTCAGCCATCTAATCTGCACTCGCAGATACCATTCTGGCGTCTTGTACGTAAAGCCCAACTGATTAGCCTGCTCGGTGGTCAACATCCCGTGCCGTATCTTATGGCCGAGGCGCATCCCGCAGGCATCGGAGCAGCAATAGAATCCGTGACCCCATTCAGTCGAGCCCATGTGACCCTCGATTTCACGGCAGTTCCAGCAGAGTTCAAGTTTTACCGATGGTCCGTGGCCACACCCCATCTACGCCACCCCTTTCTTCTTCTTGACCTTCTTGCCCAGCAACTGGACGGCCGACGCGGTATCGACCAGCGTGGGATCTGAGTAGTAACGCATTGTCGTACTGATGTCCGCGTGGCGCATCAGGATCTGTAGCTCGCGCGGGAGCACGCCCTTTGCGATCAGCCATGACGCGAACGAACTCCGCAGGCACTTGCGATCGGCGATTCGGCCCGCGCCGTCCTGGTGCGGAATGCCCGCAGTTTTCAGGTGTTTCTTCCAGGTCAGTAGCTGGGGCTGATTGCCGAATATCTTGTCGCCCAGGCTGGCACCCACTGGCCGAAATTCCCTAAGAGCCCGGGTAAGTTCGCGGTTCATCGATACCGTACCGGGTTCGCCCGTCTTGGTGATGTTAGGCGCGTAGTAGATTTCGCGGCGATCGAAGTCCACATGCTGCCATTCCAGCCGGGCGATCTCGGACCAGCGCCCACCGGTCAACGCTGAAACCATGTAGAAAACGCGGTAACGGGCTGGCGCCGTGGCGATCAGGCTCTCGAACTGATCCTCGGTCAGCGCCCGGTTCGGCCGGCGTGGGTCTTTCCGTTCATTGAGCTTGTGCAGGCACTTGAGCGGGTTGGCCTGGAGCATCCGGCGCTCGACCGCCCAGTTCACGAACGCCTTGATGGCTGATAGATAGCGGTTGCGGGTCGCGAAGCTGGCGCCGTTCTGGATCCGCCTGGCGAGTTGCTTATCGACCTCGTTGGGTTCAATGTCCCCCAGGCTCTTGAACCGGCAGGTCGTGATCATGTCCTCGGCGTACCGGGTGAACCAGCGGACGTGCATCCGGCTCCGGCCCTCGCCCGTCATGTGGTCACGGAACTGGATAAGAAGATCGTCATCCTTGCGATCGCCCCGGCGCTTACCCTGGTCGATCTCCAGATTGTGCTTGCGCCCAGCCAGATCGATCAGCGGGATCGCCATATCGCGCGCCTGCTCGTATTGCTCGGGTGTCTCGAGACCAAGCTTGACGTTCTGCAGCGCGGACTCCGTAACGATCTTGTCGGCCCAGGCGGCGCCGTCGGACGCGAACCCCGACTTCTTGCGCCACCGACCGCGATGATCCTTGTAGCTGTAGTACCAGGTGCCGGGCCGATCCGTTCGCTCTTTCGGTGCGCTCAAGACATTGCCTCCCTTTCGGGACGGCACCATACCCATGCGGGCCGCGGCGATTTTTACCGCGTCCATCATGTTCTCGGGTTGGATCGTTGCTTGGCTCATTTGTGGATAAGTCGGATCAGCGGCGCCGGCGCCGTGTGGATAACCTGCAGATCAGCCCCCAACACGCGACCAGCAGGATCGTGATGGCTTCGAGAGGACTAAGTGGCATCGGTGGGCTCCTTCGCGCCGCCGGGCAGGAGTGCAAGGGCGGCTTCCTCGTATTGGGTAAGTACCTTTGCGAGATTGACGCCCCTTGCTTTAGCGATGTCTTCCGCCATCATGCGGATGAGCCCCGCCGACACTTTCTTGGACTTTTCATAACCCCCCTCCAGCCACTCGCATCGCCCCCGCAGGTCGGCGAGTTCTTTCAGCGCATCACGAACGCAATGCTTAACGTCCTGCGGGCGCTCCTTGAACCCTTCGATTGGTTCAGGAAAACCCGCGGCGGCAAACACACCGAGCAATCCGTCCAGCATGGCATCGATTTGTTCAACCCGCCCCGCGCTGTCGGTGGCGTGCTTATTCAAGATGGCGGAACGGTAACCGGTAAGCATCGCGGCAACGAGCGCCACATTTGCCTTGCGATCATCCGACCGATACGTCGTCATCTGCGTTACGATTTGTCCAGCTACATTTTCGTCCACCGCTGCCGCGCTGGCGGGCGCGGGGGTGGCGAGGATGGCGGTGATAACTACCCACGCTTCCTTAATCGCCGCGCAGTCTCCGCTAAACCACGCACCGTTTTCAATGGTCGTGATAGCTTCTGCCACCGCTGCCGCATCGCGCGCGGCGGGGGTGGGCTGGGTGGTTGCGCCAACAGCAATCGGTGTTTCCGCTTCAATGTCGGCAGCGGTGCGGAGGCTCTCGCTGGGTTGTGACGGCCTGCTGTAAAACTCGATGATTTGGTGCGGACCATCCTGCGGGCGATTTGCATCCAACTCGTCTAATATTTCTTGAGCGCCGTCGCGATCATTCGCGTCCCAAATGTTGTCGTCCCAACTAAACTCACCATCCTTGCCGGTGACAATTAGGCCGACTACTTCTGCCGCATCGGCGGGCTGGGTAACCTGCTTCGCCAAGATGGCGGTGAGCTTTTCCAGATGTTCGCCGCATTCGATGCCTACCGCCTGAACGGTGGTGTTCTGCGACAACTCAAGTGCTGCAAAACATTCGGCGGTCGCTCGCAACTGTTCAGCAACAGCCGCATCGGCGGGCGCGGGGGTGGGGCGGACAGGCGGAGTCTGATAACCCGATGACCTTGGAATGGTCGATGGGTGGTGCTCTACAGACCCAGCGGCTTGAACCGCTATGGGCACCTGCTTATCGCCCCCCAATTCATTGCGAGTGTTCCATGCGGCGATGGCGCTAGCCCGCAGTTCTTCGGGCTCAGTGCTGCCGTCCATGCAAATGAAACTGCCAACGTTAGCGCCACACGCCTCGCAGGAGACCAGCCACCCGTCGCCAATGTTAAGGTCGCCATCTTCACATGGGTCCGCTGCTTCGCCGCCGCAAAACGGGCACGGCTTTAGTTCGCTGGGCGTGGGGTCTACCTCAGCAAGCGGCGGCAGAATGGCCACGGCCTCCCGGCCTTGCAGAATCGCGTACAGCAGGTTCTCGACTTTCCGAAGAGCAACGGTTCCATCGATGAATCCGGCGCGCTCGTAATCGTTTGCCAATTCGTGGTGGGCATCGGCCAGTTCGGCCAGCTTTATGCCATACGCTTGCTCGGTCGTTTCGGCGGGCGCGGGGGCCTTCCGCCGACAGTCGTAACAAACGCCCTGCTCGCATTCGGCTTCCGTCATCGAAAACGTGCCGCACTTGGGGCATGGTTTATTGCTCATATCCTCACCGCCTTTGGAAATTCGCGGACGCGGAGATCGGCCGGGAAGTCTTTAAGCTGGCCGCCCTTCTTCTTCATCCGAACATCACGGGTCACACCGCCCGAGACTCTGCGCGAAATCGTCCCGAGCTGCTTGACGAAAACTGGAACGCCAGCGGCCCGGCACTGCTGGACGATCGAACGGATCCAATCGATGTTGCACGGCCGCGGCCGGCCGGACTCGCCGCCGACAACGATCCAGTCAATCCAGCACGACGCGGCAACATCCGGATCGTGGTAGCACTGATCGGGCAAGTGGATCTGATCGATCAACGGTTCGAGGCTGAACCAGGTGAACCAACCGGCGTTGGACAACTCGCGTAGGTGGACAGCCCGTTCATTGATCGTCGGTTGATCTTCGGCCGACGTGCCGATCTGGACGTTGGGCAATATGTTCGGCATCTCATGTTCGACATAGCCGGGGCTGGTTCCCAAGTACGTTCCGTTGCTGTGGTATTCGTCACCGCCCTTGTTGAATACCCCGTTGTACGCTTTGAAAAATCCATCGGTCATGTTCGCTTCAACGGTGTCATGGAAGTTTCCAGTGGGCGTGTCCCAGCCATCGGCGACTCGTTTCTTCAGATGCTCCACCGACCGCTCCGGCCGCTTGGTCAACACCTGAAACGTATGCTCGGGGCAAAGCGCCATCACGGCCATTACGTGATCGACCAATTCAAACGGAACGAACTCGCCGAACAGATCAGTCATCGAGCAGACGAAGACCTTGCGCGGTTTCTTCCACCCGAGCGGCTGTAACAAGACCTCTTCGTCCAGGTAAATCTCAACCTCGTCGCGCTTCTGCCTGGTGTAATCCAGACCGGTCCCGCCGTTGGGCAGCATGCGCTGGTTGAACGTCGCGGCGTAGCAGTTTTTACAGCCATCGCTCACTCGCTCGCAATGCCAGCCGATCTTGCCCGTATCCTTGCGGCGTGCGCGGATCGGATTCCAACTATCGGTCGTCCATTCAATTGATGTCTTGCTCACGTTCATTCCTTTCAACCGTAAACCACTCGATAGCCCCGCGCACAATCTGCTCGCGCCCATCCATCGGGTTCTCTTCGCAATAAATTAGCGCGGCCAAGCAGCGCCACCCGCCACCATTACCGCCGCAAATTTCACAAATAACGTTCTCCTCCGGGCGCAAGCACATACAGCAATCTTCACCGCAGTCGTGCCCGGCCATCCCGTCAACGCATGCCCAGCAATCAATCCAGTCAGCCGACGATCCGCAGCGAGCGCACTGGCATTCCCAGTTGCGTCCGTCCGCTGGTGGCGTTCCCTGGATGATCGCGTCGGCAAAGCTGCTCATTTCAAACTCCTAACCCGTTGCTCGGTAAACCACCAGTCCAACAAACAAATCGCATCCGCCAGGTCCGCTTTCGGATCGTCGAACGTCACGTACCTCGGATAGGTCTGCCGCGCGTGCAGGCGCCGCATTGCCTTCGGATCGCTCGATTTGCCGCCGAACAGATCCCCCATCGCCTTGTTCTTCTTCGGTGCGCGGAAGTGCCGGGTCCAGTCGTTCGCGTTGATGAGCTCGATCGCATTGGGCCCGAGCCCCCACATACCGGCGTAGAGTTCGCAGAGCATCCAGATCGCGCCGACACCGCAGCCGTAGTAAGCGAGCCAACCACCCGCGTTGCCGACCCGCGCGTGCGTGTGGCCGCTGGGTTCCTCGATCACGAACTTGTCCGGCCGGTCCGCCTGGATCTGCTTGCGCAGCGCCGGGATTGCCGCCTTGACCCGGATGTTCCAGTGGTCGCCCGGCCGATTGAACAGGCGCGCGCTCTGAATGTCGCGCGGGCTGGTGCCGCAGGCGTATCCAATTCCCGTGCTGGATGGGTCTATCGCGGCGATTTTCATCGAACATGACTCCAAGCTCTGCCAACGCAAATCTGGGAAACCATCGTTGCGCCAATTGGGTAACTCTTTGCGATGTCTACGTTCTTCATTCCACCAGCGCGAAGTTTCCTGATTTCCCGAACGTCGCCCTCGGTAATTTTCGCCTGGGGATTGCGCTCTCCATCCACGCACTTGAGGCCTAACGAAAAGGCGTGGCTGTTGTTTTCGGACCGGGTAACGTATTCAAGATTGGAAGCGTGATTGTTGTGCTTCACCCCGTCTTTGTGGTTGACCTCCTTGCCCTCCGGCCTCGGGCCCAGGAATGCCGAGGCAACCAATATATGAACCGTTACGGTGCGATGTTTTGGCCCATCCAACAAGCGCGTTATCAAATACCCCCATTTATTTTGGCAAAGCTTTCGCACCCGACCAACCCAAGTGCATCCGATTGCCTTGGTTCGACGAACCCGGCCGTGGCTGCTTACCTCATACGGAAAGCCATCAACGGCCATCCACTTTTCTGTGCTGGTCATCATGATTTGTCATCTCCCATATCAGCCGTCCAAAATTCCTTGTGCATCCAAACAGTGATTTCGATATGTGCCGATCCCATGCGCCGCTTCTTGGTTTTGTAGACCCACCGCAGTCCAGGATGGAGCACTCGCTTACCGCTTTCGTCCTTTCGATAACCACTCAACGTGTCAAGCCGCCCCGTCAAGCTCGTCTCCTTCGTGGTCTTACCCCTGCGCTTCGTCACGGCCTCGGTCAATTCGCACAAAGTCAGACCCGACCGGCCCGCGTTCCACAGCGCGACCTTCACGTAGGTCTCCAGGTTGATCCGCTCGCTGCTGATCTTCCGCGCCCCCGCCCTGCTGGTGTCCGAGCCATTGTGCGGCGCGCCGTAGTTGGTCGGGACCGGGGCGATCGATTGCAGGCCTTCGGGTCGCGGCGTGTTGTCGAACAAGGTGCTCATCGTGCCAGCCCCCCGATCAGTAGATTCCAATAGCGATAAGCAAGGCGCTCGCAGGCCTGACGGTAGACGTGTTGCGGGTCTTTAATCTTGTTCTTGTGCAGTTGCGGCGCTTTCTTCTGCACGGTTAGATAAACGCGCTTGCGATTTGTGGACGGAGTGAACGTGATCAGGCCCGCGTAATCAGGAATGACAATATTATTGGTGAGTTTTTCAGGGACTACAAAGTTAAAGTAGGACGGGCCGCGATCTGATCCAGCCTCAAGAAGGTTGTGCTTGTTGTGCCTCGTGTGATCAAAATTCTGCTGCTCAGCGTCCCACTCGCCCCATTCGGTCTTGGCCTTCTTGAAGTCCGCTTTGAAATCTTCCCTCGTCTGCTTGATCTCATACTCGTAGAAGAAACCAGCCTTGGTAATGCGGAAGAAATCGCACTCCCACCATTTGGGCGGGGTGTATCGCGGCGCGGTCACAGACGAGGCCGACCGATAGCTCAGGTACAGCGAGCAGCAGATCACGTTTTCGGAGATCGCGTCGTTCATTTCGCCTCCATGTATCGAATGGGCATCCCCATCGTCTTCGCGTGCATAAGTTCTGCATTAATGCCAACGCTTACGTCCCAGCCCGGAAGTTTCAAGACCATCAACTCAGTCGCAAGCCTCAACATCGCCAGGGATTGAACGCGCCAAAACTCCCAGTCTCTAGTCGCAAATCCCAATTCAGCTATACCGTGACTGTGCGCCACAGGGCAGAACACGATTCGGCCGCCATTCATCAACCTTGCCGCCGCTTTGCACGCGGCCTCAAACCGCTGCTGTCGAACCTCCGGGTTAACGTCGGAATATGGGCTTGCGAGGTAAATCACGCTACCTCCAACAAAAGTTCATCCGGCACATCGAACCAGCCCTGGCGGCCCTTGAACGGAACGGGCGTGGCCAGTGCCTTGACATCCGAGAGAATCCAGCCGAACCGCTGGGGCCCGAAGTTGCCGAACGGGAGTTGATCCTGGTCGAACGCGAGCTTGATCAGCACTGGGTCGTTCGTCGGCAGAACCCGCTCGATCTTGCAGGTCGCGATCAGTGCGCCGTAGGGCAACTGCTGAACCACGCCCGGGCAGAGCAACCAGTCCCAGGCCGCCATGTCGTGTTGGAACTCCTGCAGCTCGCTCGGGCGGATCTTGCGCCGGGCCGCGTGGATCGCGATCGTGACCCCGATGTACTTCTCGGGTGGACTCCAGTGGCGCGTCTCGATTGTTTTGAGATGGCGCGCGATCGCGGCGGCGTGGGGTTGCCATAAGCTGATGGTTTTCATTCTCAAACTCCCGACTGCGGTACCCAGACCGCGTGCTGATTCGCCTTCGCCCAGAACTTGTGCTCGTTCGCCCGCATCATCAGCAGGTGCGCGATCACGTCATCGGTCGGCGCCATCACGCCCAGCCAGCTCGTGTCGTAGTAACCGATGGGATGCAGGCACAGGGCCGCGATGTACGTGTTGCCCCGGATGGCCAGCGTCGGCCGGTTCTTTCGGAAGACGTAGGCCACACCGCTGCGCTTGGAGGATTCGACGAACATGCCACTGACCATGTAGGTCCGAAATTGGTTGCGGTTGATCAGAGGCATCAAGGTCTGGATCGCCTTGAGTTCCGCGTCCACCTTGATGTACTGGGAGTTGCCGAGCGTGTGCATCAGATGTCGCATACGAATGCCCGCGTTCTTTATTTCCGAATGGGTGGTCCGGCCATTGGCCTCGCGAAAGATGTAGACCTGCGAGTCGCGCTTGAAGGAGAACCAGGAGTTGACCAACTTGTAATCGACCGGTGCGTCGGGCTCCTTCTTCTTGGTGAGGTTTTCAATGCTGCAACCGTTCAGGTTTTCATACAGCGGATGGCGCGGCTCAAGCACCAGATCAGTATCAGCCAGCGCCGGAGCGCCAGCCCACTCGCCGCGCTTCATGAGCAGCTCGTTCGATTTCTCGTTAACGTCATCCCATGTCACCGTCATGCTCATCCTCCTGCGGTCGGACCGACAGCAATCGCCCTGGTCGTCCGTAATGGCTTAGCCGTCTTGCGCGGACGCCCACGCTTTTTCTTGGGTTTCTCCGGTTCGGGCTGTTCGTCCGAATACAGCGGGCCCTCTTCGATCATGTACGCCTCTTGCTCGGGGTCGAACGATTTGACCTGCACCCACTCTTCACCGTGCTTGACGAACAGGAGATAGCCGCGCTTCAGCATGTCGTTGATGACCCGCTTGGCTTTGGCCACCTGACGCGCATCGTCTTTATCGAACGCGATCTCAAGGTCGCCCAGGCCGCAGTTCAAGACGCTCAGCATTCCGCCGAGCGGTTCGGTCACGGGTTCTGCACAATGTGGTAAGTCGAGTATCGTCATGATTGCTCCGAAAATAGTGGCGCTTCGGCAGTCAATCCGCTTAGGCAATGCGGGCTAAACCAGATGCGCTCGCGTTCTTTGTTGTCGTTCCCGTTGACTGATCGATTGCCGTAACCGCCGTGAGACTTCCAGGCGACGACTTCCCAACCGTGTTTCTCAAGCTGCTCGTGTTCTCCCTCGAGGCCGCACAGCGCGATTCGCATCAGCGGGTCTTCGCCACGTTCGATGCAGTAGTCCTGACATTCCTGCGCGACCGTCGAGGCATCATGGCCGTACAGTCGGGCATCCCGGTTCTTCACCTGGTCGCCTTCACCATCCTGGACCGTGTGCTTGTACGGCGGATCCATAAACAATCCGGTCATGCCGATGCGGGTCGTGACGCTGGGCGATGAACAAACGCGCTTCCAATCGCCCGAGCAGGTCCGTACGGATCTCAACCGATCCTGCAGCGAGCCCAGCCATCTCGACAGCCATTCGTGACGAGCCTCGCATTCTTCCATTGCGTCGTTGCTGTGAATACCTCGTCCGCGAGCGCGTTGATCCGCGAGCTGCGGACGGCAGCCATCGCGCAGGCCTTCGGCATGAACACCCTTGCCAACACCCTTCCCGGACAACATTGGCTTCTTGCTCGTCAGGATCCCTCGCCCGGTACCTCCGCGATGACCCGAAACATCGGGAAGATTCTGCAGTAGGCCTTTGTCACCAGCGCTATCGCCGATGGCCGGCCGCTTCTTGTGAACGCCCTTAGCGCAATTCGACGGGATCTCCTGCTTGGGACCGCGCTGCATCCCCTGGCCCCTGCCGTCCGAACTCAGATGCGGGCGCAAATTGGTTTCAGGCGTAGCACGAGCGCTCGGATCATTAGCACACCAACCGGCACCGATCCACATGCATTGGCCCCACACCCACCAGCCGGCGATCTTCGGATCGTAGTAATCGGGGTCGGTTCGCATCCTCCGGCGGAATTCAACCGCGTCATCGGAGAGCACCAAGTACCGGTGGCGAGCGTGCAGATCGGTTTCGATCACCGGCCAGTCGCAATAATTCACAACCGCATCCTTGTCCATCTTGACCGAGCGCCAGAAATTCGAGATGTACGGATCGATGTCGTTGATCGTCTCGACCTTCTGCTTGTGCGGCCGCAATAGTAAAACCGCGATCGACCCAGCGAACGGTTCGATGTAATTGCGCACGTCACCCAGGCGGTTCCAGACCAGCTCGGCCACAGCTTTCTTGCCGCCAAAATATGGGAAGGGCGCTTTCAACTTCACTTGCTCAGCTCCTTCTCCAGCCAGTCGATCACATCGCCGGGCGTACGCCACTTGACCGAAACGCTCTCGGGGATCTCCAGATCGAATTCATCCTCGTATTCAATCAACAACTCCAGTTCGTCCATGCTGTCAAAGCCCAGGAGCCCGAAATTCAACTCGCGGTGGACCTCGAATTCTGGTTGGCCCAGTTGCTCGCGGATCATCTGGAATACACGGGTTTCGATTTCATCGGTGGTGATCACGCTACCGCTCCCTTCGCGAAATAATTCTCAGGTGCCGCGACGTTCGCGCGGACCAGCGCCTCGGACATTTGCGGCGATACTGAATTGCCGCACATCTTGATCTGCAACGTCTTGGTGAATGCCCGGCTGGTTGCTGGATTGATCGGATCGATCACGTAGTCATCGGGGAAGCCCTGGCATCGGAACAATTCGCGCGGCTGCAACATGCGCATGCCGATGTCAATGATCTGATATTCGATCCCGCTGATGGTGACCAGTCCCAAACGATGCTTTGTCGGGATCGTTGGAGCCGGCTTGTCGATCGCCCTGCCGGTCTTGCCCGAACCGTGCGAGTAATACTGGATCAGGAACGCGCGGACCTCCGCGATGTGATTGCCGCCGGCGGTGAGAGCGTTTAGCGGCTTGTCGAGATTGCCGTTGCCGCCGCCCGTATTTGAACCGCGCTGGTGGGAGAGGAAAGCAGCGGTGACACAATGCTCATTCTTGCTGGTGATCGTGGTCAGTGGATCCCGAACATCGCTGACACGTTTTCCCTTGGACCCATTCTGACAGATGCGATTCAAGTACGCCGTCGTGACCTGGTTCTGAACCCCGCGCTGGGTGATCGTCGGGAATGGCCTTGTTACTTTCGCGCCAACCGCACCGCCGAAATGCTTGGCAAGAAACGCCGACACCAGGCCGAAACGATTCTGGGTGTCCAGTGTGTTGATCGGATCATTGGGAGATCCGCAGCGGGACTCATCGCCCTTCTGGCTGTGGTATTGGCTCAAGATGGGAGAGACCAGGCCGTGCGCATCGCGCGATCCCGTCACGGTCTTGAACGGCTCGGAAATACCCTGGCCACGGAACCAATCGCCGCCGTGATTGCAAGTGACGATGAACGGCTCTTGGGCATCGATCACATAGCGCCGGATTCCCGTCGCGATTCGAGTGAGTGTTTTTTCGACCAGCGGGCGCCTGCGTTCGAATATCGAGGGGCAGGGAAGTGACCAGTCGATGCACTCCGCCGCCGTGCGATAGGGAAGTAATGGCGCCTTACCATGTGTCGCGGCGGGCCAGACGATCGGCCGGCCATCGCAACGAGCGATCAGGAACAGACGCTTGCGGATTGTTGGGGCGCCATAATCACAGGCACGAAGTTCTTTCCAATCGACCTCATAGCCTTCAGCGCGAAGAGCACCGACCCATTGATCAAACGTCTGGCCACGGCGCCTTTTGCATGGCTGGCCATCACGCTTGAGCGGGCCCCAGTGTCGGAATTCCTCGACGTTCTCCAGCATGATCACGCGCGGCTTAACCGCCTTGGCCCACTTGATCACAACCCACGCCAGGCCCCGTACCTTCTTGGCCTCATCGCGTTGTGGCTTGCCCCCGCGCGCCTTGGAGAAGTAGGTGCAATCCGGGCTAAACCAAGCGAGACCGACCGTGCGTCCGCCCGTGACCTTCAGGGGGTCAATATCCCAAACGGACTCGCAAAGGTGGCGTGTGTCCGGATGATTGACCTCATGCATCGCGATCGCCTGCGGGTCGTGATTAACCGCCAGGTCACAGGGCCGGCCGATTGCGGCCTCGATTCCGGTCGATGCCCCACCGCCACCGGCGAAGTTGTCCACGACCATCCCGAGATCGTCATCGATCAAGCTGGTGGCGGACGGTCGTTCGTAACGAAACAGATTGTTTTGTGGTGGTTTCATAATTCTCTCAGTCGAAGGCCGCGGGGCGCGGCGGGTTTTTTGATGGTAGTTAGAGTTGCCGTCGCCCCTGCGAACGCTCGCTGGCCTCCGTCATAGATTCATTGGGTTTCGTTGCGCGTGACTGTGGAACCGAGTCGTGAGGGCATCGAAATGAAGATTGACATTCCCGACCGGTCCGTTGCGCGCCTTGAGCAGCATCAACAACGTGTGGCCCTTCTTGTCGTAGTTTTCAGTTATCCACGTCTCGTCCCCCTGGTGGTAATACTCTTCGCGGTGCAGCATCAGGATCGCGTCCGCGTCCTGTTCGAGCGCGCCACTCTCGCGCAGGTCACTCATGCGTGGTTTGAAATCAGCCCGGGCCTCGGGCGATCGATTCAACTGGGCCAGGGCCAGTACCGGGATGTCCAGCTCGCGCGCCAGTGCCTTGATGCCGCGGCTGATCGCATCGACTTCCTCGCGCCGAGAGTCGTAGCCTGTTGCGTGCATCAACTGCAGGTAATCGATCACCAGGAGTTTGATCTGGTACTTGCTGGCCATCCTGCGAGCGAGCGCCCGGAGCTGCATGATCGTCAGGCCCGCCTGATCGTGGATGTAAAGCGGGGCATCGTGCAGGGCCCCGACCGACAGCGACAGTCGATTGAATTCCTCGCCGCTGAGCTGGTTCCGCTTGACCTTGCCGGAATCAACACCCGCGTGTCCGCACAGCAGGCGCTGGCCCAACTGTGATTTACTCATCTCGAGCGAGAAGATCCCGACCGGCTCGCCTTTATTGCACGCCAGGTGGGCCGCGATGCCGAGGCCCAGCGCGGTCTTGCCCATCGAGGGTCGGCCCGCCAGGATGATCATGTCTGAACGCTGGAACCCGCCCATCAGGTGGTCCAGGTCGTAGAACCCGGTCTCGAGACCCGACATCCCCTGACCATCCGCAGCTTCCAACCGATCGTATTCGGCCTGCAACAACGAACCGAGATCCTGCGCCTCGTGCGTTTCGCTCGTGCTGGCCAGTTTGTAAATCTCGGTCTCGACCGCATCGGCTAGCTCAGATGCCGACTCATCGCCGCGCATCGCTCGCTGCAAACCGCGGCTCAGTGTCTCGATCAACTGGCGCCGGTGTGCGTATTCCCTGACCTGTTTGGCGTAATACAGCGCGACAACCCCGCTCGCCACCGTGTCGGCCATCTCCATCAGGTACTCGCTGCCGCCGATCTGCTTGAGTTCACCACGATCCTGGAGCCAGTTCTTGATCGTGATGACATCGAGTTCATTGCCTTCCTCGAAGACCGCCACCATCGCGTGATAGACCATCGCGTTCTTCTGCGAGTAGAAATCATCCATGCCGCTCAAGATCAACAGGGCCTCACCGATCTGCTTGGGGTCAATCAGGATCGAACCCAGCAGCGCCATCTCGGATTCGAGGCTGTGCGGCGCCGGGAGCAAGTGGTGTTGTCTGTGTTCAATCGGTGGTGCGCTGCTCATTTGATTCCCGCTTTCTTGAGGAGTGATTTGAAGACGCTCATCTTCGAGGCCTTGCCGCTGTACTTACGTGCGCCATCGATGCAGACCATCGCCAGGGCGAAAACAGGCTGGGCAGTTTCAAACCGAGCGCCTTCGGGCCAGATGGTCGGCCAGATGTTTTGGTCCAGGTCAGTCCTGTCGGATGTGTGTTGCTTTGATCCCTTGGGTGCCATGATCGGCTGGATGGCAAGATCGAATTTCATCCGGGCACGGCGTGGGGCTGTGGGCTGATCAGAAACAGAATCAGAAATATCACCCAAATCTCCCCCAGAATTCCCCCCGGATTCCCCGCCCTTCTTATTCTTATGTTTAAGTCTCTGTTTCTGTTTCTGTTTCTGTTCTTCTTGAAGGGATTTCCTGTCATTAGCTGAGACTCGCGGAACAAAGCGGTCAATTGCGAAGTCATCCAGCTCGATCCACGCAAGCCGAGCGTCTGACAGTATTTGCAGGGCCGTGTTGATTGACGATTTATTGAACCCGGTGAAAAGCATGATGTCGTCCACTGTCGCGGGCTCATCCCGCTCGTTTAAGATCCATCCCCGAAGATCGCGCGGCTCATCGGCCGCCAACTCCAATAATTTCGAGAACACGGCAACGCAGGAAAGCAGTTTGGCCGGAGTGCCGGCGACTAACTTGAGACGCTTGTAACCGCCACCGTCTTTGTGGCCGTTTACCTTGTAGCGCACGTAGGGAAGTGGTGTCGCGCGGATCGGCTTGGTCAGATCGGTCAAAGCCTTACCGTCGCTGCCTACCTCGTAGCGCTCGACCCATTGAGTTATTCGCCAGCACTCGGCCATCCTTGGCTCACTCCGGGTTTACGCTTTCGCGGTTTCCTTTTCCTGCTCTTCGCCATCAAGCAACGGCTCGTTGCCAACCCGGCTTTGATCGTCTGGGTTGGACTTGGCATCGCCGATGCGTTGGAATCGCAGGTATCCCGATCGCTTAGCGAACTTGATCAGCTTGTTCACGTCGATGTCGGAGCGTTGAAACGAGAGTGTGAAGTTGATCTTTTCGGGGGAAACCGTCAGGGTGTTGGCGTCGGCAACCGAAACCAGACGAACCTCCTCGTCAGCCTCTTCCTGCAGGTTCCCCTGGTCTGGATCGTGCTCGCACAACGTCACATCCAGGCGGGCCTTACAGATCCCCAAGTCCGCAACATCCAAATTCAAATAAGTACGAAGCGCGTGGACAGGGATACTGCACTTATCCTCGTTGACCGTGACTCCCTGGAATGAAACCGGGATGGATCGTGATTTCTCTTTCTCTTTCTTAGACATTTGAATCCTTTCATCTGTGGGTGTGAGCCCGAACAAGTAGGTCACCAATAAACGTCCACCGTCCACCTGAACGCTTCAGCGCCACGTCGGCGCATATCTGGTCGTAAAGTTGTTGTGCTTGAATGGTGCTCTGCCGGGTCGCATCAGAATGCGACATACCCCTGGGCCGGTTTTCTACGTTGCGGGGTATCTCGTCCAGGCGCCGATCGCGCTGGGGCATGAGGTGTCTGATCAATCCGTTGCGTTTTGGTCCTGCCATCCGTGAAGTTCCTAAGTTAAATGGGCTGGGCAGGACTCGAACCTGCGCTTAAGAAGTCGATAGCCTGAACCATTCGCGACTGTTCCAGGCGTCCTTCTGGTGGCACTGCTTCCGCAGCCGCTCTACCAACTGAGCTACCAGCCACCATCTGTCATCCGGCCAACCGATACTGACTCCCCATCACGCCCGGCATGTTCGTGCGCCGGATCTGATTCTCCCTGGTCATCTTGCTCAAGGTGTTGTCCGCGTTGCCGCCGCGGCCTGCGCGGGTCCACCGCTTGTTGATCTGTCCGGTCGTCATGGTCTTGCCCTTGAGCAACTGGGCGATCATTTCCTCGGCCGTCAGTTTGAACTTGCTGCGCTGGCGGGGCTTTCGGGCTCCGGGGGCGTGGCCGTTCGTCTTGGCCTGGCCGTTCATCCCCAGGCCATCGAACGCCGCGTCGATCTGATCAACCGCGTCAAGGTGATACTGGCGCTGGTCCCGTAGCGATTTCACCATCTTGTTCAATTCCCCTACTGCTGATTTCCTCACATCGTTCTCCTTTGAAAAGGGTTCCTCGTCTCCAAACGCCGCGCCGAGTGGTAACCCGACGCAGCGAAATAGGTCCGGCCGGCTCGAACTTGGACCGACCGAACCCTTCCGGGGGCTTGTTAAACCGCGATGTCTCCCGAGTTGATGCGACCCGCGATGTCGCTGAACTGCTCATCGCTCAGATCGTCCAGCGACTTGACGCCGTAGAGGCCCAGCGACTTGTTCAGTTTCGCCTCAGCCTGATCCGAGTTGCATTCGCAATTGCTCGTCATCAGATCGATCAACTGATCGGCTTTACTGGGGGTGCCCTGGTCCTGCTGCTTCTCTTGCTCCTGCGCCGCAACAGCTTCTTCGTGGCCCGTGTCGGTGTAGGGCTGCTCGGGTTCCGGCTCTTTCGTTTCAGACTTGGCCGTTTGCTTATTGGGTTTGGCCTTCTGCTTACCAGAACCGGCTTTAGCATCGGGATCGGGAAGATCATTCAGCCCGGGCTTGCGCGGCGCGGGGTCTGGGTCGGTTTCGCCACCGCCATCCCAACCGTCGTAAGACTGCGGAACACCCAGTTCGATCTGCTCGTCCATCCGGACGGCCAATGCCATGTCGGGCGTCAAGAGCCAGTCTTTGGCTGCCGCCCGGATCGGTGTCTTTCGGGCCATCGCCGCAAAATAGATTTTGTCTTTCCATGGGCTGAATCCCTTGTCGCCTCCAGCCTGCATAGCCCTATCGAGTTGCTGCCTGTTCACATAGACATAGCCATGGGTGCCGTTGCTTCGCGTGAACGAGCAGTAGGCGCCGACGATATTGCTGGCCTCAATGTTGCGGTTCGGATCGATGCGATGTTTAAGATGCTCGCCAGCCTCATCGGCCCACATATCAAAGTTGACCAACTCTTCCTGCGTGACGACTTGGGCACTCATGCGCAGGAGGAAGCCATTGCGATAGGCCATTTCCTGATAGCCGCGATACATCGTCATCAACTGGCATTCGGTGGCACCCTTGCCATCGGGGCCACCCTTTGAGTTCCATCGCGGGATGAATGCGACGAGCCCCAATACTCTGCCCGGCATCAAGTTGAGCCGTGCACAGTTATAGGCGCACATCAGGACAGACTTGTCCGTGCATTTATCGCCGTTGGGGACATCATTCAGTTCATTAAGCGCGACGATCAGGGAGTTGGCAAACCGCTCCTGATCAGTCGTTCCCGGCAAGGCTTTAATGATGCTGGGGATCGCTTTGGACGCGGCTTCCGCGCCGTGATTCCGGGCAGCCGGCAGGCTTAGAAGACGGCTGAAATCCGAGTCTGGTTTGCGCGTTGTCGTTCTGGTCGCGCCGCCATTGCTAGCTGGTTGTGTTTTTGCCTGGGTCACAGCATGATCCTCCTCATCTGCTTGACATGCCATTCGGGAAGGCCGGAGTCAACGATGTCCTGGCAGACACCCGGCCAATTGCCGCTGGCTGTGCAGTTAATGAATTTGGCGACTAGATTGCGGTATTCCCACCGACCAATCTCGTAACTTTCCTGATCCTGCTCATACACCCCAACGTCGTACGGCGCCTCATCCTCTTGTGCGATCCAGATGAACCTGGGCATGTCGCCCGTCAGTTCAGCAGCGATGTCTCGATACCACGAGGCCTTTACGTGATAGTGATAGTTGAGGACTTCGGCTTCCCATTTGCTGGACGTAACCTTGCCGCGCCGGGTCTTCTTCAAATCAATGATGTACGAACTGTCGAGCCCATCGACCAACGGTATGTACTTGTCGAGGCGGATCTTCACGTCGACATTCATGAAGCGAGCCCGCGCAGAGATTTCAAAACCGCCGGCCTGGCGGAGCAGCTTCACCACATCGTGCGCCATGACCTCCGATCGCATTGATCTGATCGCTGCAAATTCATGGGACGCCAGCGCGTTCTCGTCCGGGTCTGACCCTTCGTTGTGTTTGCCGCACGCCCAAACATCGTCGCCCATCAGGGTCTTGCCGGCCGCGCCGCAAGCCTCCCCTGCTCGCTTGCCGCTCTTCATCAGGACCTGGCAGTTTTGGGCTTCGCGGTATTCGTTCTTGAATACCTCGGGCTCCAGCAACGCCGCGTGATAGGCTCGGCCGAATGCCATGGCGGGGGAGTCGTGATCCATCCGACCATCGAGGGACGCCTTCAAGTGCTTCTCCGACACCATGCCCCAAATGAGCGTGCTGGCGTTCATCTCCGGCCACTGGCGATAGGTCTCCATCGGGACGTTTGGGAAGAAACCAATGTCTAATTTTTGGGCTTTGGTGATCAAGTGATCCCCTTTCTATTCAGCAGGTACGGTTTCCAATGCGGCGGCCACCTGGCCGTCTTCGATGATGACCGTCGCGTCGGCGTCCTGGCCCACACGTTCGATCCAGATTTGCATGTCGTGTTGTTCGGCCATGTCTTCGACGATCTTCATGGACTTGCCGTCAAGTGCCGAGCCCTCGCGGATCAACTGGACCCGCAGCTCGGGGTTCATCGCGATGCCCATGGCGATCGAGGTCTTTAGCTTCTGGGCGCTCGAAGCCTGCTCGAGCGGAACGCCGTCGAGTTGCACGCCGCTTTCGTCAAAGGACAGACCGGGGACCGGCATATCTGCCGCCGTGAGTTGCTTCTGCTTGTCCTGGTCGATCGATTCGATTTGTTCGGTGAGTTTCGCCGACTCTTGATTCTTGGCCTTGGCCTGCTCGGACGCTTGTTGGAACGCTTGGTTGGCTCTGACTTTCGCGTTCGTATCCTCGGCCGATGAGATTTGACCGACAACGAATTGGGTATCGAGATCCTTGAGCTTTTCGATGCCGATCGCATCAGCGTCAAGAACCTTTTGGTTCGCGTCGATCGAGCCATTCAATTCCTGTTCGGCTTTCCGTAGTTCCTCGATCTGTTGCTGAATTCCCGCCAGGCGCTCAAGCTTGGCCTCCTGGGTTTGTATTTGGGTTGCGAGGCCATCGCGCCGCGACTGGTTATCCCGGTTAACTGTGCGTCTGCGCTCCAATTCCACCGACAGATCCGCGATCAAAACCTCTTCGTCCGGCGTGTCAGGATCATGGCTGTATGTAAGTACCACACCTTCCAGCCGCTTGGCCTCGCGGTTCACATCCGTCCGCTGGTTGTAAAGCCCGTCGCGCCTTTGATCCAATTCTGTAAAATCCAGGCCCAGCAGTTCGCGCACCGTCCGAGCCTGATCCTTCGATTTCATCCGACTAAACTCAAGCGGATCGAACGCGATTGATCCCGTCATGGCGTCCAGGATGGATTGCGGGCTGGACATCCGATGGCCGTCAGCATTCTTCACCACAAGCTGGCTCTTGCCCTCGGGCGTGATCGTTCGGGTCACGGTCAGGCCGTTGCTGAGTTTGATATTGATCGTCGCGCTTTCCTCGCCGTGGCGAACCGGGTCGGACGGGATCGATCGCTTGCCGTCAAAGGCATATTGGATGGAGTCCAACGCGCTGGATTTGCCCTGCTCGTTGTCGCCGGCGATCACCACCGTGTTACCCTGGGGCGTGATCGTGACGGCCCGGAGGCGCTTAACGTTTTCCGATTGAAGTTCAACGATCTTGATCATTCGATTTCTCCTTGTTGTGCGGCCCCGGTGATTAGTTCGTCGGCCATCTGGTTATGCTCCGCGCATTCGATGATTGCCCGGTTGCGATCGAGGATCGCGATCTGGACCTGCTGTTCGCATTGCTGGGCCCCGCCCTGATTGCAGGCCGCGACCATCTGGTCTTTCTTCCCAAGCCAGTGCTTGATCCGATCAGTCGCGCCTTGTGCCCGATGGGCCGCCCGACGCGCCCGGCTCTTGCGCAAGTCGGACATCGAGAGAAGCAGTTCGGATTGTGGGGCCGTGGTGGTCATGATTGGTCCTCAAACGGCAGATTCGCGAGGGCTTCATTAGCACGCCTCTGAACATCTCCGGTCGCCAGTCCATTAACGCCAGCGTCAACAGCATTGCCCGGCGCAACATCATCTTGTTTGAAAAGCGATCTCCAATTAATTCCGTACTCAGCGCAATACAGGTAGGCTCCGTGCGTGCGGTAAAACTTCTGCGCTTTCAACGCCGCGACCAATTCCTCATGCGCATTCCAGCAGTACACGAGATGGTTAAGATCCGGATGGTCTACCGCGACTTCGCCGTTATGGTCCGCTTCGCCGAATTCGTGGATAGGCTTCATGATGCCACAACCCCGACAGTTTCCGTCGCAATCGGGCTTGTGGTCTTGCGCGAGGATCTGCCTATTGCGGTCCGCGCTGAGCACAAACACGCGACCACGATTCGGCGTGGCAAGATAGGCCGTGCCGGTCTTGCGATTGGCGAACCAGGCGATCTTTCCCTGCGTGCGCTTTGGTTTGGGGGGTGTGTCGGTCATGATTTACTCGCAGCGATCAAGGCGTCGGCGGTAGCGAAACAAATCTCTGCAAGATCCTTGGCGGCCGCCGGAATGCTCATCTCACCAGCAGCCGCTAGATAGGCTGTGGCGGTCATCCCCGCCAACGCCTGCCCCGCATACCACTCACGAAGCGACATGCCTTCGTGAATATCAATGTTGGTTTCATGCTGGCAAGGGCCGGGAAGGATTGGCCCGCCGTCATCGATCTTTCGCGATTCGGGCTGTGGCGCTTTGGGTTTAGCGGGAATGGGCACTTGTTTCCCGATGTAACCAGCATCATCACGCCTCGCGTCCTTTGCAGCCCTATGGATTCTGCACACATGGGAATGCCCGGTATCTGGTTCGGGCTGCCAGTTATCTAGATCGCAATTGCAATGCATCGTCTTGGCAAAGTTTTCGGCCATAGCTCTAAAGTCTGGCTGTGATCGTGTGGCTTGCTCGCTCATGATCTCTCGCTTGTTAAAAGACCGGCCAGGCCGCGCTCGTCATGCGACCCAGCCGGATTTCGGGGGCTTGGTAGTTGGGGCTTGGGATCGTCGAGTTTGTTGTGATCGTCGTACTGATTCAGCGCGCGGACCGCGATGGTCTCTTGGGGGCTGGCGACGATTGGATTGATTTGGTTCACGACGTTGGCTCCTGGGCGGCGGCGTACAGCTTGAGGATGTGACGCAATTCGCCCGCGGTCATCGCCACGGTGATCAGTTCATCGTCTTTCTTGTCGTTCCACTCTTTGCCGATTTCCGCCCCGTCGGCGAATATCCCAAGTGCGTCCACCAGTTCATCGTGCGTATTCCAGCAGTGGGCGAGGTGATGGGCGTTGGCCGCGTCCTTTTCTTCATCGCCGGATTCAATGCCATCTGCCAGCTTCTCGTCATCAGTGGTTTGAATGACCCACGCGGTCCATACCTCATCAGGTGGAATGGCAATCAACTTCCCCTGCGTCCGCGCCGTTGTTTGCTGTTCTTTCGTTTCGGCCACGACAAACCCCTTGACTTGGGCCCGCCTTGCTCGTTAGAGTTGAGGCGGACACGGTTCTAAACCGGAGGCCGCGGCGATCAGCTCCTACACATCACGCCGCAAACCTCCCTCCAAACTAAGTTCGACCGCCACCCGATTCGGGCCCGCGGTCTGTATCTGATCCGCCTTGGTGGGCGGCTGTTTCAATCACGGATGATTCGCTTTTGTCGCTGTCGGCGTCGTGGTCACTGCCACGCTCGCCGTTGACCGGCTCGCTTTCCGTTGGCGCGGATGGAGCCGACGACATATCTCGGTCTGGGCTGACCGGTTCTTCGTTTAAGGAGGACTGGGATGCTTTGCTATTGCCAACACCTTTGCCGTTCGCGTGGGCCGCCAGGTCATCACGTACAAGAACAGCAACTACTCCGCTGATTGTCCGGCTATCGCGCTCGGCGATCAGCTTGAGCTTGTCGTGCGTCTCTCGAGATACGGCAACGGTTGTTCTGTTAACCATGACCGCATTATGGTGTAACTTATTACACAATGCAAGCAGTTCTGTACACAATTTGTGTATAGAATTACACAACCCTATCTATATAAAGGGGTTGCATTCTGTATATTTTTTTATACATTCGCTTGGTGGGAGCGAGAAATGGCTAAACGTACAAGTATTCCGGCTTCGAGTCTGTCCTTAGCGACAGTGAAGCGGATAAAGGACAAGTTTGATCAGTCGGAGCAATACGTCCTTGACCGTCTATTGCCCTGGTTTGAACAACAGCCAGACGAATTGCAGTCAGCGATATTGCGCGGCGTGCCAGAAACACTGGAGCCCTGGTATGCAAAGATGCTTTTAGAGCGTTTGGCAGCGGGGAAAAAGCCTAAACCACCCCAGGAGGTTGGTACTGGAAGTACGATTGGAACTCCGAAACGACCGCCCAGGGGCAGTTGACCCCAATCGCCTCAAACCCCTGGCGAACGCGGTCAGGTGGCGCATCGCGCCAGACCCAAATCGTTTCGGCGTCGTGGTCCCGAATGACGCAAAAGGGTTGGCCTTGGTCGTCTGGCTGGGGATTGGGCACGAGTACAACGGGGTAAGTATCACGCATGAGTTGTCTCCACCGGATTGGAAATGGTGGCCGTCCCGGTATGGCCACGAATATTATAACAAGCTGTCGATAACTCAAGTGTGCGCCAAATTGTGACGGCAATTGGATTTAAGAGGTTGTGGACTTTTTGTGGATAAGTAAGGGGGCCGAGATGACTGAAATGGTCATTGACGATTTTAACTGGGGTGATGTGCCCAGCTACTCGGAATCGTACCTGGCTGGTCCATTGGTGGATGCGTGTCAAAAGATCGGCGCGTCCACCATATTGGATCTTGGCTGCGGTAATGGGCTGCTGACCAAGCATCTTGCCGATGCGGGGTTCCAGGTAACCGGCTGTGACACCGATAAAAAGGGAACCGAAAAGGCTACGAAGTTTGTACCCGATGCACGGTTTATCCAGTGCAGTGTTTATGACTCACCTGATGTGCTGGAGGGTAAAACCTTTGACGCCGTTATATCGTGCGAAGTGATTGAGCACCTGTATTACCCGGGCAAGCTCCTGGAATTTGCCGCTGCGGCGCTGCGGCCATCAGGTCACCTGATCCTGACGACGCCATACCACGGCTACCTAAAGAACCTGGCTATCGCGCTGGCGGGCGGGTGGGATTTTCATCACAGCGCGTGGGACGGCGGACATATTAAGTTCTGGTCGAAGCGATCGCTAACAACCCTGCTCAATAAAGAGGGTTTTAACGTGGTGGGGTTTCGTGGGCTGGGTCGGTGCGTGTGGTTATGGAAAAGCATGATGTTGGTGAGCCGATTGAAATAGTCTGCATATGATTAAAACAGCGTGGGAAGAAAGGTAAGTTCACCATGATTACCCGGGCAATTCTAATAGGAATGATCCTCGCCACCGCCACCCTGGCCGACACCCCCGCCGAAGTCGAGGCGCGGGCCGCGCGGCAAAGGGCGGCGCAGGCGATCCTCAATAAGGGCAAGACCAAGGACACCAAGGGCGAACTGGCTAAGCTCAAGGCTGAGAACGCGCGGCTGCGGGCGCAGGTGGCCAAGCTGGTGGCGCAGGTGAAGGCGCTGGGAGGCGGCAAGCAACCGATTCCCGCACCCCTGAAAGAGGGCATTATCCCATCGTTTGAAGCATTGGCAAAGGCCTTTCCCACTGGCGTATTGCCACCTGTAGGCCAAAGCCCCAATGATATTTATCAAGACCGGATCGATTCACAAGAAAAAAAGATGAAGTCGATAGGCAAAGCGATTAGAGTCACGTTCCATACAAAAGGGGGTGCATCGAAAGTCAATAGTCGAGGGGTGATCGGAAAAGGCTTTTACCTGAAAGGCAATCCACTTAAAGCAAATTGGCCGGCATTCAGCAAGCCACCATCTCTGAGTATTTCAGGAAGAGGAATTCACTGCGATCTTGAATGCTTGATCTCAACCAAATACATTGATCAATTAGCCAATGTCAAAAAAGGTGATTTAATTATTCTTGAAGGTACGATAAAAAAGGTAAATCATCGAATAGGCGACAGGTGGCGGGCGTACTCCATATCCCTTGTTGATTGTAAAATCATCAAAATAGCCCATAAGAAATAAGGCAGCCCATGAACAAAACCTTTGCAGGGGACGTCCTGCTTGGGTTGCCGCGACAGTAGCCGCGGCTGTTCAGTGGGCTGCCTATTTTCCCGCCAAGTCGTCGCGCATCGCCAGCAATTGGATACGGAGCGCGTCGGCCAACGGCGTACCGTAAAAGTCTTTCAGATCCTTGCGGACAATGAAGTATCGATAATGCTCACCTTCAACAACCGCCGTACCGACAGGCAGGCCCCTGAGCGCTTCATCGAGACACGCTTTAACAGGAGCGAGCTTGCGCTTGATTCGCCTAATTTCAGCCTCTTGCTTATCCATCACGCCCCTCAATGCGCAATGGCTCCGCCGATGTGTTACACCCTTCCGAAGAAAAGTCACCGGCGGAGCACGGCCGTTCAGATATTCAAGTTGAAGGGTGTAACACTGGCATTGTGGCGGATTTGGACTGGGATGACAAGGGGCGCATATAAAAGCCCCGCCTATCGGCGGATAGGGCTATTATAGCAAAAAGGAGCCGTTTGCCGGTCGTGGCAAACGACTCCCGGAGGGGAGAAAACGGGCTATCGCGTCAGGATCAACACCGCGATATTGGTGATGCCCACAACGATAATTAGCCAAATCAACTTAGATGCGGTGGCCTGGAATCGCTCCAGTCTATCGACGCGCACCTTTAGTCCGGGGGCGCCGTTATGGCCGTTGATGTATTTATGGATAGATGTAAGTTGCCTTTCCATCCTGTCAAGTTGATCTTGATCGGACATACTAAAAACCTCTCGTTAAATGCGTCCATTTTCCGAGTCACAAATTACGATACCGAAACCTCGCGCTTGCCCGTGTAGCTTCGGGTCAGCGTGGTAACGGTAATACTCTTGGATTCTCTAAAGATGGCACCCGACGACTTCAGGTCGATGGTGCCAATCGTGATAGGCTGATCGTCCAGGCCGAAGGTATCGAGCGTAGCGTCATGAATGTTTATTGTGGCGCTGCTGTGATTGCCTGTTGACGACAATTCAAACAAGCCGGTCTCGCGGATGTTGGCGGTGCCAAACACGCCTTGGCCTAACAGTCGATAGATTCCCTCGAAGATGTTGAGTGTGCCGCTGGGCCCGTCGTAGGCCACGATCTCGCCATTGGCCCATGCATCGGTATCAGTGATCGTGATATTGGCCTGGCCACCCGGATAACCGACGCGCGCAAACGCCGCCTCAATGTCACCGCTTACGCTTAGAAGGCTTGCGGTAAAGATGTCGCCGGGATTCACGCCGTAAGAAGCCGAACCGCCGCGCTGGTAAATCTTGGTCGATGAATTTCTGACCAGTAACCGGATCGGGTTGAATCCTGAATCTGTTGGCGAGACAGATGACCGCTCAATCTTAACCGTGCAATTGGAGTCCTGGATGTCCATGTGCAGACGGCCGGATCCGGTGGGCGTGGTGCCGTCCGTTTTGAGATAGCCGATGGTCAGGACGCCCGAAACCTTGAACCGTAGAGGTTCGTTTAGCAATCCAATGGCCCCGGCGAAATCCTGGGCGATTGACACATCCACAAAGGTCAGGGCCGTCAGCGCCTGCAGATTGGTGCTCATGGCTTGCGAGCCGTTACCTGCGTCCCAGTTTTGCGAGGCATAGGGCACGTCAAGGAATTGGACGTGATCGACGTTCTGATTGTCGGGGTCCGGCGTAGCCGTGTCGGTCAATCGAACATAGACAGTAGAGAACCCCAGCGTATCGTTATCGCCATAATCAAACTCACCAACCGCGAGGGCCCCCAGTGTGCCCTCTGGCATGTCGGTGTAGGTTTGCCCGTCTACCGGGTCTAGTTCCTGCACAAAGTCGGGTTGCTCGGAGATGCCCGGATCCCCGCCGCCGGCTAACTCAACGAAAAACTCATTAGTACCAGACGCACTAGCTACCCACCGATAGGTTGCATTGACGATGCTGATGCCGTCCCAGTTCTTGGCCTTTTTAACATCGCCATTAACGGCGTCACCCGTTCCATTCCATACAAAGTCGAAAGGCATAATCTATCTCCTAGTTGCCGCATCCTTTGCAGCTACCTACTTGTATTTCCGGTAAATTCCCTCCGTAAGCCGCTTCCACCGCCGCCTCATGGCGTGCTATTTCTTCCGATGTTTGCTCCCGTTCGATCCGCGCCCACGATTTGGCGGGCATTGGAACGCCGTGCGCGTCCGCTATCGCTTTGACACGCGCCCATTTCTCATCCTGAAACCATCGGGGCAGGATGTGGCTCGATTTGTCGAGGTGATAGAACCGACCGCCATCAAGCAGTTCGCCCATCAGCAGATTGGCCTCGGCATATTCGGCGTCGATTTCGTCCCAATGATTTTCAGGTGGATAATTACCACACCACTTACGCATCGTGTAGACAGGTTGGCCCTGAAAATGCCGAGCCACAGGCGCATACATATCAAAGCTGAACGCCCCAATGGGCAATACATCTTCTTCAAGATAGATAGCCGCACTTGGATTCATCCGATCGATGTGATCGGCCAACTCAAACACGTTTTCGCTGTATTCGCGGCTTTCCAAATCGTGCCGAATATCTGACCATTGTGATAGATCGCCCACATCAAACCGCTTGGCGACCCCCACAACAAAAGTGAATTGATCGGTACATAACTTGATACAAAGCCGCGCCTGTATTTCCAACAGGTCGGGACGTCGATTACAAATTGTGGCGATGATGTTCATGTGTGGAAATGAAACTCTCCGATGTTGTGCATGTAAACGATTTGGCCCTCGGTTACTATCCCTCCATCGAAGCTATACGCCGTATCCCTTTGGCTAGCGGCTACAGCCTGCTCGCCATTCCAACTGACATATTCAAACCAATAAAACTGCCTATCGCCCGACTTGTGCGCCTTGCCAAGTATTCGGGCGCCACAACTACCCAATGGCTTGTCTTTTGCTTTTTGCAGTTCCATAATCATCATGCGACCGTTAGGGTTAAAGTTTGTGCCGAGCAATCAGATCCCGACTGGTGAGTAAGCGAAAGACTCGTTGTTTCCGGGCACGCACTGGCGGGCTGGCGGCCTTCCCATACTTCCTGGTCGGCGTTGCAGGCTCCGCCACAAACATCGTGGCTGGTGATCGTGACCGTATAGACCCATTCATTGGTGACTCCATCGCAAGTGATGTCGATGGTTGCAATGCCGGTATCCACACCGAAATACGATGCCGACCATGTACAGCCAATACGGGTAAGCGCCTGGCTGGCGACATTGACCGATGAGCAGCAACATCCGGTCCCGCCGGTGATCGTGGCGCTGATTGACGGGCAAGCCGTGCAATCGCTTGGGCAGTTTGCGCAGCATTCGCATGATCCGTGTCGCCATGACATTAAGGCGCCTCACAAGTTCCATCGTCTGCATTCTCGTATTGGAATTGGAAACTAATATTGCCGTCCGACCCGACAATCGGGCTCATAATCACAACCACTTCCTTATCAGGCGTTCCGCCGCTGCCCGCGCCTACTGGCTTCTGCTCGAAACCGGCCGGATAGTCTGCGCCGTCGATGTCCACACTATTGCCGTGTACACCGGTTCCGTCATTGACGGCCTCAATCGTGTTGAGCGCGTAGTCGGTGGTAAGGGTGCCCGATCTCTTTAGGTCCGATGAATTGGTGAAGGCATCAGCCGAAGTTCTGGCTACTTCTTCCCATGCGTACTTCCAACGGTTGCTATCGGTGTCAATCTCCTCCCATTCGGTGATCTTGGCCGAAAAGGGGAACATCAGAGCCACGATTTGCCGCACCAAGTCCAAGGCAGAGCTATCAAGCTGCGAAATGATCGGGTTCATCACACGTGCGGCATTGTTCAGGTTGCCGTCTAGGCCGCCTTGCAATCTTTGGCCATTTTGTATTCGATCAATCATGGCTTACCTGTTGCGTAATCGTTTGAGCGTTGCGACAAATGGGAGGGTTCCGAAATCGAGAATCTTCTGAGTCTGCACCACAAGTGTTCCATTGCCCTTTTGGCCGGGTTCTATTCGGTCGGGCTTGGTGTTATTGGAAAACTGTTTGCCTGTTGCCGGATTTATCGCTGCCACAACCGGATGGAATGTGTCTTGGTCCAATACAAAGGTGTATTGGACGTTGTAGGGGGGAACCTCCGCCGTACTTTCCGCTAGATCCCTTGGGTTAAACGTCGGCAACTCCAACGCATGAAACAGCCACTGGCCAGCGCCGTCAGGCACGTCGATGCGGCCCAAGACGTTGCCTATCCATGCTTTCTCGTTAACTTTTCCGACATTGGCCAACTGGCTGAATGGCGGGTTGGTCGTCTGGTGGTTAACGATCAGTGTGTTATTCGGGATGAATTGATTGGTCGTGGCACTGATCGGATCGCCCATGGTCCCGTCTTTTCCGGTGTATTCAACCACGATGGGTTTGCTGTCCACATCGGTTTCAGTCGTCACCGACCGAACGATCGAGCCCATGCGAAAAGTAACTTCGGCGGCGGCTTTCAGTTTTACGTAACGAACGAAACCGGACGCGGCTGTGGCGCTGTCGATGCTGGTGATCTGCTTGGCATCGAACTGCCAACCCAGTCCTTTTTTCGGGAAGTCTTTTTTCTTGACAGGCAGTACGTTGTAGGCTTGCATAGCGCGGTCAACGCTTTGCAGCGCGGAGTCTCCAGGCGCAAAATCACCGGAGGGGCCAGCATCCAGATCGATAATTTGATAGGCAAAGGTGGCGACGGTATCGCCTACCGAGGTGCCAGCGTGTTTTAATGTGACTTTCGGTGCCATTATCCTGCTGTCGCCCCCTGGGTGTTCCCTTGTTCGAGGAGTTCGATGATCCGCGTGCCTTGTCGCTCGTTAATCGGCTTGCCCATTTCAGCGCCGCCGGGCCCGCCAAATGCCGTGCGCGACAGGCTGATGGTTCGGGCCCCTGGCACACCGCCAGCCCCACCGCCACCGGCAAGCCCCTGCAGCTCCTTTAGCGAGGCAAGCGCTGCCTGGAACTGCGCTGGCAACTTGTCGTCTTGCCTCGAACTGAACGGATCAAAGCCCCCGATCCTCCTGAATTGAGACCTCAGGGTTTCTACTTGTTGCTGGTTCTGGATAGCCTGCCGGGCCTGCGGGGTCTTGGCGGTTGCCAACGCGAGTCTGTTGCTCAGACCCCGGGCGATCGCGTCCCTTGATGCAGTCCTGCGCCCCTCTATTGATTGACCGAGCCGGAATTTTGCCAGCCTCTCCGCTTGTTCGGCGGCCCCGGACAATTCATTGAACAAGCCCTTAACCGAACTGACCGCTTGCCCGATGCCAAATGGCATAGACTCGAAGACAACCAGGATTCCTTCAGCATCACTTTCAACCATGCGCAGCTTCTTGCCCATTTCGGTAAGTCCGTTGGCAACATTGGCGATCTCTCCTGTCACAGCCCGAATCTGGCCTATCTGGCCCATCGTCTCGCCGAACTGATCGCGAAACCCCTTGCCGATCTTCTTGGCTTCATCGTCGGACAGCCTGCGCGCTTTCTTGAAATCGGCCCTGAGCCGTTTAGTGTCGGCCCTAAGCTCAATAATCATTTCAGCAACAGTTGCCTTGGGCGCCATGCTAGTTCCTCATTAACATAAAGAATCGCTGCTTGGTAATCGCTTTCTCGTCGCCGCTTTCCAGGGCTTTGAAATACGCGGCTTGCATTCGGTAATCGTCGAACTGCCGCAACGTCATGCTCATTGGTGAGCGCTTGTAGATGTATTCGAACGTGGCACACTCGACGATCCAGTCGGTCGGCCCGGATCCGTATTCTCCGAGCCTTGATCTTTTGGGGGCGCGATACACTCTCCCAACGCCTTTGACCAACCGAAGACGTCCGTAAGTCCAAGTAGCTGTTCATCGCTCATCGAAGTAACCATTTTTAGCCCAGCAACCAGGCCTCCGGGATGTCCAGTAATCCATTCGATTACCCCATCGATCCCCCGGTCTTTAATATGATCTGGCAACTTAGACGCCAAATCGGCCCAGTTTTGCATCGTGAGTTTGCGCAACTCCACCTCGTTATGGGTTGTTGCGACTTTTGATAATTCAGCAATCATTTCAATCCTCTCCTAAAAGGGTTGTTGGTTAGCCAATCGCTTAAGTGGTTTTCTGCCCCTTGCCTTCGAGCCCCATGGCATTGGCGATTTTCGCCACCATCTTTTCGCTGTAGCGTTCGTCCATGACTTTCTTCGGATCAAGGATGTCCGGGCCAAGATCGTTGCCTCGGCACGCCACCCTGATTCCGTTTTGGCCGCTACGGATCCTCTTGCAAAGCTGCTTCATCGTTATGCCTTTGTCTTCCTGGGCCATGATTGATCTCCCGATTCAATTAGTTAGACAGACGGCACGGGTTGCGTGTTGGCCGCGTCGAACTGCACCAGGCCGGTGATCGTTCCATTGATTCGCGCGTTGCCCGGCTTGTTCCGCTCCCAGAAGCTGATGAACTCCGACCACGTAACCGCATCCACATCGATCGTCGCCTGCCATGCGTTTTCGGTCAGGTTGAAGCCGGCGGGCATGGTGACTGCCGCGTTAAGGCCCTGGATGACTGTCGGGCCGGCGCCACTCTCATCCCAAACAATCGACGTGGGATCGCCGTCAGAAACGAACGTGAACGTGCCGACCATGGCTTCCTTGTCGGTTCGATCCAGACTGACCTGGGTAATCGTCGCGTTGAATGTCAACGTACAACCGGTGAACGCCTGCAGGATGATCTCGCCGTTGAAACTGCCAATATCAGGAATAGCCATAGTTAGCTCCCAGTGCCTACGAATCGGTAGGACGATAAAATTCGGATGGCGTCACCCTCAAACGAGGGGGTTCCTCTGTCTTCGACTCGGCCGGTAATACCGGTTACGCCGGTCATGGTCAGCGACTGACGGTTTAACAGTGCAACGATCAAATCGTTGTTTGCCGTCGCCGCTTCCTTGCCAGTCTCTTTCTTTGACCAAAGGTCGATTTGAATAATCACGTCCAGATCGTCGCGAATGAAATTAGGTGGGTGGACGTCGGTAGTGACGGTCCAGACCAGGAACGGCAGATTCGCCAATAGTTGGCCGTTCGCATCGGTTGGCGGCATCGTGTCAAAGAACCGACTGGTCAGCGCAGTGTCGAGCGCACCGCTGCCGGTGAACTTGGTCAGCACCGCCTTGTTGAACTCAACTTGGCTCATCGAAGGTTCCGTGTCTGCTTAAAGAACACTTTGCGGAACGTGACCGCAACGGTGTCCAGGATCTTGCGTTGCTTGCGGGCAATCACTGGACGCATATAAGGGCGGGACGGCAGAAATACACTCTTGACCATCCGCCAGGTTCCATCGGGCAGCATGAACTTGAGGAACTTCGCGGTCTTGGCCGTGATCATGCCGCCGAACTCCTGGATGCGGGCATAAATCAGGTTCGTCCCGACCCGGGCAATCAGTTTGTTTTTGCAATCCGATAGATCGACCTGGATGGATCGGCTCAGGGCGCCGCTCTGCTTACCTGGTGGACGGCCTGGGGAACTAGGCTTGGAAGGTTTTGCGGGCGATCCGCTGTTGTGTCGGTTCAGATTCTTCTTGGTTTCGGCTTGGATGAAAATAGCGCCCGCAGCAATAGCAGCACACGCCGCCACCTTGGCCGCCTTCAACGCTTGTTCACCTTTCCAGACAACCCTGCTAGCCATCAGTCCAGCACCTCCGTACAGTCACAGCGCAGGACCACGCCGCCAAGCTGGTTGTCCTTGGTCGAATCGATCAGGACAGTGCGGGCCGTGCCCTCGAAGTCGGTGAAGGTCATGCGGTAGCCGGCGACAACCGCCTGGCCTGGTGCGATAAAGACCGTGTACTTCTTGCGCTCGCGCTCGGTTCCCTGCTGGACGCTGAAGGCCGCTACTTGCGGTTGTATGCGCGCCTGGATGCTCACCAGTGTGTTTGGCCATGTCTGGGTAAAGCCGCCCCCGACGCCTGTCGCGGTCTGGGTAATGGCCTGCACGGTGACGACCGAATTAAATAAGTGACGCGGAGGTCGCTTGACAAACGTCATCAGACCAACTCCACATAAGAACGGATGATTTCAAGTTGGCGAGTGTTGAACTGAGTCTGATCGGCGAGGCTGTATGCGTAATCGCCCAGGTTTTCCGACTGCACACCGCTGGGTTGGTCGGTATTGGCAAACATATCCCGGATAAACTCGTGTGCCACCTGCTCAATGTCCGCCGGGATGGCGTCGTACCCACCACGATAATCCACCAGCGTCATCTGGAACCGAGTCTGGGGTCGGTCATAGGCATTCAGGTGCATGTGGATCGTGGCATCGCGCAGGTGGGGTATCTCGATAATGCCCGTGCGGTAGTTGGTTTCAAATGGACAGGAGAAATCCGGGCGCGTCAGGTTTACCGCGGTAGCTTTGGCATCGAGCCCCGACAGCGGGTGCAGATCCTTAACGCTCCAATCGTCGCCGCGCTGCGTGACCGTCCAATCCGCAACGCTGTTTAGCTCGGTGGCCATCAGTGAAAGCGTCAGGAAGTTGGCAAAGGTTCGCTCGGTATTGATCGCCGTACCGGTCGCGCTAAGCGTGCTTAGCCGGATACCGGTGGTTTCATGGTCGGCATCGGAAAAGACCGAGACGTGGGCCTGTATGTCCGACCCCGTGTATTCCAGACGCAGGGCCTCGCCGCTACCGATCATCACGCGATTAACCCGTATTAGCGGCCAGTTCTTGACCTTGATATGCGCATCGTCGCCATCGTGCCATTCGCGCCGGTCGTTGGCGCAGAAAATCCGATGGGCAAGGCGTTCAATCCGCTTGGTGCCCGCGATGATCAACGAATCAAGCAGGCTATCATCAGCGCTGATCAATTCGTTGATACCCAGGTACCGTTTAAGCTTTGCTCTGGTGGTCAGGCTTGCCAATGTCTACCCACTTATCTGCTTGTTTGGTTTGGAATGTGGCACGGCGAATGATGAATGACGCGAACGCTTCTTCCGAAAAAGGCATTCGAATACCCAAGCGGCTCGCAAAGACGACAGTCTTGGCCAATGGTTTCCACCACCAAGGGAATCGTGCCCGCACTTCAACTGTGAGAGTTCCCGTCGCCATGGTTAGCCCTCGCTGGTCGTGACGTTCGTGGGGCCCTTGCGTTTGGTTTCCTCGGACTTGACTGCCTTGTCGCGTGTGGGCTTGTCCTTGGCCTTTTTCATCGAATCGAAATCGCCGGCGGTTGGGGTCTGTGGTTCTTGTTCGGTTTCGGGTTCGTCCGGTTTAATGTGAACCGAGTTTTCGGCCATGAGCCGCGCCTTATTCGATTCGTTTGTTTTCAGGATTTTGACCTTACCGCGTGCCACCAGCTTCTCGGCGGCGACATCAGTCATGTACATGACACGACCTTCTGCAAGCCCGCAGTGTTCTTTTCTCGTTTGCACAATTGCCATAGCTCACCTCCGTGGTAATAGGAAAAGCCCAAGCGCGCCGTTAAGCGAGATTGGGGTGCGTATTCAGTTTTGTTAGCTGATGATTTCGTCTACAGTCGTCGCATCGAAATCATTGGCTGGCCCGTATCGGGGACTCAATCCTTCCACGTATGCGGCAATATCAGAAGTCGCCACGGCGACAGTTACCGACAATTGGATGAAATCAAACCCGCCATCGACATCGAGTTCATCCCCGCGAAGATTAATCTTCGACTGCTTGTCCGAATCAGTGCCAGCCGCAGTAAGCTGGGTGATGGCTTTACCAGTTATGTCCTTTGCGCCGGTTCCGCTGCCGTCCGTAGCCTGCTGAAGCTTGGCATCAACCGTGGCTGACGCCCCAAGCGTTCCAACCATGATTGTTGCGACATATCGCTCAAAATCTTTAGCCGTAATCCACGCCGTAGTAACGGTGGACGCGGCAGTCACATCAGGATCGATAGCACCGACCAGGGCGCTTAGTTCAGTTCCAAGTGCGTTATTAGGCATGATCTATCTCCAAATTCTTTCTTGATTCAAGGTTGGTTATTTCTTCTCGCTGGTCTTTTTCTTTGTGGTCTTCTTCGGCTGCGGTCCGCGCTCTTCCCCGCTCGATGGAGCCTTGGGTACATTGGCCTCAGTGTCGGAAGATTTCTGCTGCGCCAGCACTGCGGAACTGACTTTCTGCTTTGCATCGGCTACGGCCTTATCGGCGTCCTTGGCATCGGCCTGCGCCTTTGCCAAGTTGGCTTGGGCCACATTCAGCAGCTTCTTTGTCTCGCTCATGACCTATCTCCTGTGCTAAAGGTCGGGAGAATCGATCACGATTAGGTAGCGCCGATTTCACTGAACGGGCTGATGGTGCCACCGCCGTTGTCTTGCGCGATGGTCGAGGTTAGCCACGGCTGGCCACCGATTCGCATGGTGAAACGGAACGCTGATACATCGCGATCGAAGTACAGGTGAACCGACATCTGACCTTGGATTCCGCCGCTAACCGTCTTGGTCACGCAAATATATTGTGAGAAATCATGCAAGGCCAGATCGCCGGCATTGTCCCGAGCTTGGGCCACTTCATGGACCAGGAGCGGCCGCCCCATCAGGCCCATGGGCAACCCTTTGGTCTCCAGCGCGCCGGGAGCCATGAATACCGGGAAGTTACCGATCTGCGCCTTAACGATGTCGGGTAGGACCGTGGTGTGGCTCAGGAATGTTGCGCTATTGATTGACCATGACGGAACAGCGGCCATGAGGTCGGCGATCTCATCGATCGCGATGCCCGTGGCGGTCGTGCGGGTGACAGTTTTGATTGCGCCACTGTTGCGGATGCCCAGCGGTTGACCAGCGCCGCTGCCGTTAACAATCGCGTCATCGACCTTGTAGCGGATCTTGCGCGGGGTCGTGTCGTTAAGATACGAACCCAGGTTCAGGGCGCTGTCTTCGAGTAATTCATTGGTAACAGGCACCAGAGCGGCGAGCTTGTGCAGCTTGATGTCGATGGCGCCGATCTTCAACTTGCTATCTGTGATGCCGACGTTTTCGGCGGTCCAGTTAACCTGCACGCCATCGGTTCCCCAGGGAACGGTCTCATCCTTGGGTAGTTCCAGGCTGTTGCCGCTGGTGTTCAGTTGGCGGCAAAGGGCGAAAATGGAATTTTCATCAAACGCATGGCCTTGGAGTTCTGCGAGAAAATCCGGGGCGATCGAAAAGCCGCCATCGGAGCCAACTTGCCCGACCGAAACATTGGTGGGTGTGGATTTGCCGCTGAAGGACTTGAGCCGTGGGTCCAGGTTGATCGGGTCCATCACATACTGATGGATTGCCCGGGCTTGGTCGCCAAGGCACTTAAACCCGCCAGTTGTCTTGGCTAGATCATTGCGCGGGCCGCCACCGGTGACATCGCCAGCGCTAATGATACCGATCTGCGTGGCCTTGTTGGTCTGGCTGGCGGCTGCGGCGTGGTCGGCTTTGGCCTTGGCGTTGATGAACTTATCGAGCTGCTTATCAGTGAACTGATAAATTTTGCCCTTGGCAGGGTCTTCCTCCTCTTCCTCTTCGTCCTGTAGTTTGCGCTTCAACTCTTCCTCATCTTCGCGCTTGGCTTTCTCCTCTTCGGTTTCATCTTCGCGCTTGGCCGGGGCCGTTGTTATCAGTTGAATCTGGTCAACGCTGACCTCCGCGCCGGTTTCGTCAAGGATGGCATCACCGTCAAGCATGACGACAGCCTTCTTTTTGGCCTCGTCAAACGTCGCGCCGCCCTTCATTTCAAGTTTGATGACAGCTAGGAATTGCTTGAGTTTCATCTGTCCGGTCTCCGAATGGGTGGAATACGAATGCCCGCTGCGCAAAAGCACAGCACTGCGGCTTTCGTCTTCGCCATCCGGCCCGGACTATCGAGAAGTGATAGACCATCCGGCCCGGCAAAAGACCCCGATCATCCGGCCCGGCCGTTGCCAGCCATCCGGCCCGAAGGGGAATTGCCTTGAGGTTGTTTTATAAGCGCGGGGTGGAGCGCGATGCAAGGGGTGGAATTATTTTGCCCACACGAAACAAGGGGGGTTGACAGCGGTTCCGTGTGGTTACTAAGATCAACTTATGGAAAAGAACGAACCCGATAGACTCATTCGTTTATCTGAAGCGTGCCGAATGCTTGGCATCACACCCGAAACTGGACGTGTTTGGATTAAAGACAAAACCGCGCCGATGGATAAGGCGCGGCAAAATCCCAAAGGCTACTGGATGATTCCAGTTAGTGTGGTTGTGGCAATGGTGGGGGAGTGACGGGTGCGGGTTGATGCCTAAAAATAATAGCTGGAGCGATGGCAATGTTGGAAGAGATTAAAAGCCCCTACAGTGGCATGGATTATTACTATGACGGAGAACGCAATACAACTGTTTCGGTGGACAGGCGTTTCGGCGGGGTGATGGCTTGGCGAGGAAAGCCAGACCAGGAAGATACCTCCAGAATATTTACGGGCCAAACTGCGGAAGAGGCGGTAGATGCTATTGTTGACATCAAAGAGCAATGCCGACTTTGCAAATATTATTTTAATGAAATCGAAGGCGGCGATGGTGAATGCCGGAAGTCCCCTCCTGTCGCATATGTGTTCATGATTACGCCGCGATCCGAGACGCCACCCCATGTTCCAGGAGATGGTTTTGTTCCCCGTGCCCGCACCTTGATGTGGCCTAATGTCGATGGTTGTAACGATTGGTGCGGTGAATTTAAGGCTAAGTCAAAATGACCGAATCCCAATACACCCTCGCCACCGACCTGACCAAGATCCGCTGCGCCCAAGGCGTCCTGCGCCAGATCGTGCCGAGCATCAACGATCAGATACCGGACCAGGAGTATCGGCAGGTGATGGGGTTGCTTGCGGACTGGGCGGAGCGGGTGAACGGGGCGTTTAAGTTGGAGGAAGGAACATGAGCAAAACCGACTGGAACAAAACTCTGTACCCGCGCACCTACTCAAACAAACATCTGGCCACTCAGCCGCGCCACCTTCTTCGCCACCACGATCTGCGGATCCTCGCGCCTGACCGTCTTGGCCTTCTTCTTCGGCGGGTCCATGTAGATCAGCACCGGCCCAACACGTTTCTTGCGCGCCACCGTGGCAATCACGCCCACAACCTGCTCGGGTTCCGCTTTGGCCGGCAGATCCACGCCATAGAACAGCTCTTTGATTGCGGGCCGCGACAGGCCCAGCGATTTGCCGATGGTGGTTACGAATGATTGAGGGTTGCACGGCACGGTCGCGATCGACCATTCCAGCAGATCGGCCTTGCTGGTAATCAACTGCACGTCCTTGCCGAACTTCTCTTTGTCGCCGCTGGTGGGTCGCCGCGATTCCAGGGGTTCGAAACCGATGGACACGCCCGGCATCTTGCCAGCCTTGATCATCTGGGTAACGAACGCGCGCGCGAAGTCGGGGAAGAACTCTCCCTTCATATCCGGCTCACGTTCCATAAACCGGGCCGTGGATACAAGCGTGTCGCCGACATGCTTGACATCGCGCGGAACGGCCACGGGCTTACTAAAGTCGTGCATCCAATGGACAGCGCCGGATCTCCGAAAGTTCTTGAGCCGGATTCCCTCGGGCATCACGACCTCGCGGTCGCGGTCGTTGATCTGCTTGGTGATCTGGGCGGTAAATAGGAACGGGTCAGCCTTATCGATCTTGTAGCGACCGGGCAAAACCTTGATAACCATCTTTTCGGCCTCGCGGCCGTGGCGGTCGGCCATCTCGCCTTTGCGCTGGGCCCACCATTCGGGGGTTCCGGGTCGGGGTGGGGATTTGATTAGTGTCATGATGAGTCTCCTATCCGTAGTAAACGGGTGGCCTGACGCTGCTGTAAGCATTCTCATAATTGAAGGCGTATCGTGGTCCTGATTCAGTTTTGACCTTGAACACCAGCGCGATCAATTTCACGCCAGCCCCAACGGGCTGAACGAATAGCCCCTCTTCCAATTCATACAGATCGTGCCCGCCCTCGCTGGTGTTGTAGGCCAAGACGGATTCGCCGGTGGGTTCAAAGCTGTCGCCGACCCTACGCACAAATTGACATTCATATTCCCAGCGGCCATCGTGCGAAATGGTCCGCTTCGGCGTGATGATTGCGGGTCGGAAAGTTTCCATGATTTTCGCCTGTGCTTTTTTCAGACCGTCCCGGTATTTATCCACGTTCGCGTTCAATATAAGCGGCGGCAAGCTGATCTTCTGCGTCTGCTTCGGCTTCGCAAACACCGTAAACGGCGCGGCGACGATACCGGCGATGGACGCGGCGATTGCTTTTAGGGATGTGCGGCGGTTCATTATAAGCTCCTAAAGAAATTCAGCATGCGGCTATCTGATTCCCATAGATCGCCATAGGTGGGGTAATTAAACTTCCCCTCGCCCAGTGGTGTGAGGAACGCTTGGAATGATGTGGCAAACGCTTCAACGTCACTTGTTTTTGCATAGTCAGATATTGCGATTGGCTTAGGTGAACCAAAATCAAGTCGCTCATCTAAAATATGCCCCAACTCATGTAGAATTAACAAGCGATCAAATTCATCACCATCATTAAGCACCACTGTTGCATTGCGCTGTGCCATTGGTAAATGCTTCTGATGCATAGGCCAAACTGCATGCGACGTACTGGCATAAGACCGTCCGTCCTCGCTTGATTTACTATGGTGTAAATTTATCCATGAAGGCGAAAGGCCGATTGCAAAGTCAGTGCCGTTCAATAAGCGAGAAATGCCCAAGGGCATTTCTGAAAATACCCGCCCGATCAATTCAACAAAACATGATGGCCTGACCCGGTTCATAACCAGACCTTTCTAAATGTTTTCGGGCACGGCTGCCCATACCAGTTCAAACGGCACCAGTTGCAGGTGGCGCGAAGTGACCAATAGTAGGCACCCAAAAAGAAGCTACCGAAAACGGGACTGCGATGGCTTAGCCAGTAACAGGGCGCGCCATATGCCTTGAGAATCCAATGCAATACACGTCGCGCCCAAGGATCCCGGTCAAATGGATAACGATCCAGTCGTCTGCATTCCGAGCAGCGATTATCATCCTCGGCCGCTTCGCCTGTGACATGGCAAACGTCACAACCCCACTCATTTGTTCGGTATCCTATACCCATGTTAATTTTCTCCCTCCGCCCCAACCTCATAACTAACCCTGAACGCCACGAGCCCCTTATCAAACTCTTTGCCAACCCGTGTGCACTTGGCAGGATCGTAGCCCTTGTGTTTCAGGTTTTGCGCAGCCACAGTGTCAAGGTGTTGGCGCAACAGTGGATCTCCTTTGGCCAGCAGGTCGTTGGTTACGGGTATGAGGATGTTGATAGTCATTACGCCGCCTTACGGACAAACCGATACAACTTGACCTTGATCGGCGCCGGATACTTACCGGTCTCCGCGTATTCATCGAACCACTTGCTTATCGCCTTCGCGGTTTCGGCATCAGTGGTCAGCACCGCGACCTTATCGCAGCGGTCATGCGGGTGGATCGGGGGACCAGTCAGGTCGATAAAACCAATCGTGAACGTACCGCCGCCTGGCAACGAAAGCGTCTGGCCTTTCTTTAATGCTGCTTCACCAGCAGGCACACCGTTGGCCGTCGAGTTGAATACGGCGGCTGCAGCTTGGCAAATCGGGCATGCGCCTGGCGCAAGGAGCCAACGGGTTCCAACCACAACGCCGCTCTGCTTCCAACTTTCATCCTGTCCCGACACATACGCCCGCGCCGATTCGGTCCGGGCAATCCGCTCAGCCTGCGCGATGCTGAACCGGCCCGTCTCCTGGATGCGCTTGGCCATCGTGGCGGTCGTCGCGCCCTCTTCGAGCGACTGTTGCAGCACCCGGTTGATCGCATCGGCCGACTGCTGTTGTACCTGATCGGTCAACTGAATGGCGTAGGATTCGAGGAACTTCTGCACCTCCGGGTTGGTCACGTCGAAGGCGGCGATGACCGGCGCGTCGGGGTCGCCCTCGACAAGCCGACCAAACTGATCGTTTAGTCGGACAATGCCAGCATCGCCGCCCAGCCCAACCATGCCCTCGGCGAACGGCCCCATCAGGTCGATAATCTCGTCATCAAAGCTGCTGATAATCTGGAGGATGCGGTCGATGTCGCCCTGGTTGATCTTGAAGCGGACGGACTTTTTACCCTTGTTTGACTCGACCACAGCGGCCAGAACCTCAGCCTCTTGTCGTGCGAAGATGTCGGCCAATCCGCGAGCGAGGCGAATGATCGGCGCGTCGGGCTCTTCGTCGCGGATGTCTTCGGCGGCTTCGACTTTGGCACGCCAAGCCGCTTTGGCTTGGGACAGTAGGAACTTTTCGACCGTCCTGTTTGGATCAGGCTCAGCGCCGATATTCGATGGCGGTTTAAGGATCAATATCTCCTGGCTGTCGCCGCCCCAGTCATACATCCAACGGCCAAGCGGCGTAAGCTCATCGCGGTAGAATTCCTTTCGGGTCCATCGCTTTTGCTTCTCATCCTCGTCTTCCCCGTTGTACTTCACCCGTTCCCAGCCCTCGCCCTCGGTCGGCTCGGCTTCGGTCTGCACGTCCACCATGTAATCATCGCCAAGCAGCTCCTGCAGTTCGTGGATTACATCTTCGAAGTCTTCCTGGCCTTCACTGGCGGGCATACTGACAAATACCTGCATCCCGCGCATCCAAGCAGCTTCGACCTTATCGCCCTGATCGGCCACCCACTGGGCGAACTGTTCGGGGCCCTTGGCCTTGATACATTTCTCGCACATCGAGTGGGCGACCGCCACCGCCTCGTCCTGCTCCATGCCCTCGTTGATCAGTAGCGGGACCGCACGCTCAACGCACTCGTCTACCGACTCCCCGGGCAGGCGCGTGACCTTGTTCGATCCGACCTTGCCAGTCTTCAGGAATTTATCGACCAAACCCGAGCCCAGGTTCTTGCCATCCTGCTCGATCGTCTTCTGCATCCACCGCAACCCGACATCACCGCCATATCGAACGCGCTGATCGGGCGACAGCCCGTCCCACGAATCCACGACCGTCTTCTTCTCCATCAAGTCGAGGGGCGTGCCGTTTGCGATTTTGTCGGCGATAGTTTCAGTCATTTCATCCCGGGCACACAATGCTATTGGGGATCGGGGGTTCTTCGCTGACGGTCGTTCCCGTTACTGTCAAGGGAAGGCTGCCAACCACATCTAGCCCAGGCGACTGGCCGTTGATCGGACCGTAGAACGTTAGGTTCGCTCTGTTAATTCTCAGCGGCGAAAGGCCCGTCGCCAATGTTTGCACTTCACCCGGGCTCAGCGCGACGTCCCACGCCGCAAGATGTCCAATGTCGCCATGCATTGGGTTTTCTACGGTGGGACCCCCTGAACCGCTGCCAACCCTAACTACGGCTGTGGTTGATTTAATAGCACCGGTCAATGCAGCCGAACCTTCCTCTAGTCCATCGACGTAGATCCGGACGTTCGCCCCATCGTAAGTTCCGGCGAGGTGATGCCACGTCCCGATGACCATATTGGTCGTCGCGCTCGTGATCGCAACGGTGCCGCTCGCATTGGTAACAGCGAAGCGGGGAGTGTCATTATCGCCAGTGTCAATTGTTAAAAGATAGCTGCGCTGAGTTTCATCAGGTTCATCTTCCCACTTGGCCACCACCTTCTTCTCGGCGGTCTTGGATGCGATCTTGACCCACACCGAGATCGACATCTTATCCGCAGAACCGCCCAGAAATCGCAGGGCCGGAACATCGCCGACCTCCAGGTGATCGTCTATGCCGTCGAAGTTGCGAGCCATTATTGCCTCACGATCACGCGAACGATTTGAGCGTCGAGCAGCATCGTGTCACCGCCATCAGCAGCAACTCGTTGTACTCGCATGCGGTAGCCATCTCCCGCTGTGATGGCATCGGCCTGCGCCTGTGTCAACGTTATGGTCGTGCGCGTGATGATGCCCGTCGTCCCGCTTGTGGTGCTCGTTCCGGTTATCTGAGCGGCGAACCCATCGGAGCCAATGTCTTGAGCACCCGGTGCGATTCGTTCAATCTCGATTCCCCAGACGACGTCACCAACAACAGCCGACGCGGAAACCCAATCGATGTCCACTAGGATGCTAGCTGCTAGGTAATCCCTGAGCATCGAGCCATTGAAGATAACGGATTCAGCAGTGTCAGCATCGAACGCAAGAACCGGATGATTGTTTCTCGCGATTGCCGCCGCTGGATTTGACGATGGGAATATGGCATCATTAGCATCGAAGTCATCCAGATGGCTTATCTCGTCAAGCGTGGCGTCCGACACCTTGGTGTTGAGATTCGCGAGTGTGTCTGCGGTGTGCTGCGCGCCGCCTAAAGTATGCGCGGCTGGTACACCGCCAGTTTGTTCTATACCGCTTAGGAAATCAGTCATTAGCGTAATTCCTTGTAGATGATCTCCAACCCCCAGGTACGCGCGTCGGTGTTGGCATAATCAAAATCTATTAGGTCGTTCTGATCCAACACCATGCCCTCGCCATCATAGACGCGGTGAAAATCAGTTTCGCCATTCATGTCCTGCGATACAATCAGAAGATCGAAGACCACGCCCTCTTGGGCGTCGTGTTGCCCGGTAAAGTTTTCAGCCGTGGCCCCGGCAGCGCTCAGGTGCAGGCGGATTTCCCTCACGGAACAATTCAGCCCCGTGGTCAGAGACTCATCCATCACCCCGGTGCCGGTCGCAGTCGCGCTGTGGAATCTGCCGCCGCCCTTGGTCTTGCCAAATTTTTCCTTCGGAATCGTAAAAGCCATTCGTTAACCCCTATTGTAATCATCGCCGACAAGTATAACCGACGATTGGTCTGTTTCAATGCATATCAGCAGCCCAACCAGCTTGGGCCCGGGCGCTGTCAGCAGCGATCTGTTGGACTAGTGGCGGGATCGCGTAGAGCTTGAGTTTGTATCTTACTGGCGAAGATTTGCCGAGTTCGATGCTGGCGCGGGTCGCTTGTTCATCAGGTCCAGCAGATTGTCCGGCAGGTCCGTCAGTGGGTGGTGAAGCAGCCTTGTCTGATCGGCCATCGCCATCGCCACTTCCACGTTCTTCGATGTGCCCAAGCGATTTATCACAATCTCGAAGGGTTTGATTTCCGTCCGAGTCACTACCGATAGAACGGTTGGCTGCATCCGAGGAATCCTGATCGACTCGTCCCGGATCGTCACCGGATGTTCGCCCCAGGTCTCGACTAGAAATATCAGGTTGAACATTGCCGGCTATTTTACCAGATGGCGCGGACACGGGCGCTGGTTCAAATGCCTCGACCGATGCGATCATTCGACTGGCCCGCCCCTCATCGATGCCCACGGCTACAAGCAATTCCTTGCCGACCTCGGGAGGCGTCTGCCCTGCCGTGACCTTATCCAGGACTTCCACGGCAGCAGTGATCTTGGCGCCGTTCAGCTTCTCGCCCGCCACGACATTCTGCGCTGCCTGATCTGCAGCGCCGTCCTGATCGGGCTTCGGTGCACCTGGTAATTGCAGCCCGCCCCCAGTCGGCTGCAACGTCAACCCCGGAACCCCCGCCCCCGGGCTCCCCTGCGCCCCGCCGAATCCACCGAGACCACCGAACAGGCCCGCCGGCTGTTTGCCCACGTCCTGCAACTTAACCAGTCCGGCATTGACCAGCGGACTATCGCCGCCCTCATTCGGCTCCAGGCCGTTGCCGACCGCCAGCGTATTGGATGACACCTGGCCGGTTTGGAACTGATGAAATTCATCAGCACGCTTCTGCTCCTGATTCACCGGCACCGGATCGTCGTAGGCAAAACAGGCGTCACCGTTCGCGAACACCTCATCGATCTCCTCAAGCCACTGGTTGATCCGCTCCTCATCGCCGCGCAGCATCGGCAGAATCGTATCGCGCATGTGGGTCAGGTCGCCCTGCTCCGCGTTGGCGCGGTTCGGGTCGTTGCCCTTGAGCTTCGTGATCGGGTAGCCGAATACAGCCGCAAGTTCCTCCAGCACCGATGGGTCCAGCCCCGCATCCTTGGGCGGGAACTGCATCGGCGTAACCGTGATGTCACCCGTTACGGACAGCCAGCGCCCGGCCTTACGGGCACCGCGCAGCAGCTTACTGATTTTCGAATCCAGGCGATCGACCTGATCCGGGTTGGTCCCGGGTTTGGCGGTCAGCAGGAAGTCCGGCCGGGCATTGTTTTCGAAGAACGATATGTCGGCCGTGCGCTTCGAATGCAGTACATGGATCGCCGACCAAGCGGC